ATGAATCAATCACCTTCCAAGCCCGCAAGAATCTTTACAACCAGAAAAACCCCCCGTGGCGGAGAAATCTTGCGCTTTGCACGCCAATTGCGTGGGTACACCCAAGCGGAGTCTGCGGCGAGCTATGGTATTGAAGAACGTACATTAAGGCGTTGGGAGAACCGTGAGTTTGACCCCAAATGGAACGACGTTATTGGTCTTGTTGAAGACGTGTATTTACTAGATATTTTGGAAGTTATAGGAAAAATTAACCATGACGACACACATAACGATTAAACAAGTTCGCAGTGCTTTGAAACGTTGGGGTAAATTCTGGCAATCCAGAGAATATGGAAAAGGTTTTAAGCGCAGCTCGATGAGTGATTCGTCGGGTCGACCCACGGGCGGTGCTATGGGGGCTGATGCAATGTCAGTACCTCAGGAAATTGAGTTAATTACCCAGCTAATAGCAGCCCTTAGACCAGAGTGTATACGTGCCATTCGCGCACGCTACTTAATGTCTGGCACTTTGACCGAGGCTGCAAAGTTAGTTGGCTTTGACTCAAAACGTTCAGCAGAGTTTTGGTTAGTCAAAGCTGAACGCAGTTTGTTGGTTGAATTCTCGACCAACCTTAATAGTGTATAAGGGGTAACTATGTCGCTGATGATCACGGTCGAACAGATCAAAAAGCACGAAGGGTACAAGCAGTACCCTTATTATTGTACAGGAGGCAAACTGACTATCGGGTATGGTCGTAATCTTGATGATAATGGGGTCGGTGAGGAAGAAGCCGAACAGTTATTAGCACATGACGTACAAGAAGCCAGAGCGGGTGTAAAGCGTCGCATTGATGTTAGCAAGTGTAATGAAGCGCGTGTAGCGGTATTGATTAACATGGCATTTAACTTGGGGCTGAATGGATTAATGGGCTTTAAGAAAATGATTACACATGTTGAGCGAGGCAATTACGAGCAAGCGGCTTTAGAGATGCTTAACAGCCGCTGGGCAAATCAGGTGCCCAATAGAGCGAACGAACTTGCCAAGCAAATGTTGACAGGGGAGTGGCAATAATGGGGTTATTGGCAACGCTATTTGGCAGTACGACACAAGATCCTATCCAGACGGTCGGCAATATTCTTGATGAGCTGTTTACCAGCGAAGAAGAAGTGCTTAAACAAGATTTACTTAAGGCGCGATTAGTCGCTAAGTCAGCTCAGGTTCAAGCCAAGATAAACGCACTTAGTGCGTCTCACCGCAGTGTTTTTGTCGCTGGTGCAAGGCCTTTTTTACTTTGGGTCTGTGGCTTGGGCTTTTTGTTTTCATTTGTAATTAATCCAATATTGCAATGGCTTTGGCCTGATGTTGGCGCACCGCAATTGCCTTTAGACGTCATGCTTGAGCTGACTTTAGGGATGTTAGGGCTGGCTGGGTTGAGAACTTTCGAGAAGGTGAAGGGAGTTGCCAAGTGAGTCAACCAGAACATTGGCAAATGAAAAAGGAGCTCAATTTAGCCCATATCATTACGACGGTAACATTGTTGGTATCAGGAATTCTTTATCTGGGAGATTTAGATAAGCGTATTACCACCAACACGCAAGAACTGGCCCATTTAAAGCAGATCCGCAATGAAGACCAGAAACGGATTGAAAAACGATTAGATTCAATAGATAAGAAACTTGATACTTTGCTCGGTAGCAACCTGCGAAAAGACTAAGTATCTACTTGGTGTTCCACCACTAAACATCACCCTGTAATTTTTCTCACACTAGTGTGCAACACAAGCACACGGCACCGAGTTTTCCATTAAGGAGTAATCTGTGAACAATGCAATTGAGCTATCACACTTGGCGGTGCCAGATGTGATCGAAAGCTTAGAATTTGAAACTATTTATCAGCAAATGCAAAACGCGCTCCAAGAGGCGATACCAGAGTATACACAGTTGGAATCAGACCCAGCCACCAAGCTACTAGAAATAGCTGCAACCAGAGAGTTACTGCTGCGCCAACGCATTAATGATGCTGCACGTTCAGTCATGGTTGCTTATGCAACGGGCAAAGATCTTGACCACTTGGGCGTACTTTTTGGCGTACAGCGTTCAGACAATGAAAGTGATGAGCGCTACCGTGCTCGTATTCCTCTGTCGTTAGAAAGCCACAGTATGGCGGGCACCATGGGCGCTTATGAATATCAAACTATGGCCGCTACGCCGGATGTAAAAGATGTTTACGTGTACTCAAGTCAACCTGGAGTGGTGGATGTAAAAGTACTTGCACAGCAAGATACAGATCCCATCGAGGTGATCAGTCAGGTTCGAACGCATCTTAATGATGAAGATATCAGGCCGCTGACAGATTTGGTCCGTGTACACCAAGTTGTGCCAAAGAAATATCAGGTTTCAGCCCAAGTTTACCTAAATGAAATCGCCGACAAAGCAAAGGTAGACGAACAGATAAATAGCAAGTTAAAGACCTTTATCGTTGAACATTACAAACTGGGGCAAGAAGTGCCGCATTCTGGGATCATTGATACGTTACATCAAGACGGCGTTCGCAAAGTGAAGTTACTCGCCCCCTTTGATGACATCACATGCCAGATTGACGAAGCGGCGATTGCAGATTCAATCAATATTGAATATTTGTAGGAGTGACTGATGTCAAAAACGCAAACGGTTGATGAGTTTAAGTCTCTACTTCCGCCAAACGCCAGCAAGTTTGAACAAGCACATGAGCGTGCAAGTCACTTTGGAACCACAAAATCAATTCCTGATTATGTGGCAAAACATTGGCATCCGGCGACGTGTCCCCAATCGCTACTACCTTGGCTTGCTTGGAGCTTATCGGTTGATGAGTGGGATGAGCAATGGCCAATCGAGACAAAACGCACACTGATCCAAAACTCGGTGACTATACACAAGCATAAAGGCACGGTGGGGGCGGTAAAACGCGCTTTAGCATCACTGGGTGTGGTAATGGAGTTTTTCGAATGGTTTGAAGATGTTGATGATGCGGTACTGGTACCCATACACAGCAAAGAGCCCAATACTTTTACCTTCATTGCTTGGGCCAACGACAGTGCGTACACCAGCCAAAGCGTCACGCTATCGAAACAGCTGTATGACGACATTTATCGCGTAACGAATCATACCAAGCCTCAGCGTGCTCACTTTGACTTTTTAGTTGGCGTAAAGTTGAGCAGTGGTTTAGCCGTTGCATCAACCAGTAGTGCCTTACAAGTCGGGCGATTTAATTATGATACCGTTCCGGTAAAAGCTGCGCCTAGTGAAATAACGGCAGGTCTAACGGTGGCGAGCCAAAGACGCTTTGGCGTAAATCGACAACATGGATTCACGCAGGCCGTAGAAGGCAGACTAGGAGCTGAGCTACGAGCACACGTACATCTAAATAATCAGCGCATGAGCGTTGGGCGCTTTTATCTACATCCAACTAAGTAGTTACCACTTGGCAACAGACATTTGGTTTACTCACACACATCGCCTAGCGGCACTCAAATTCAGGTGTAATTGACCACAGGTCATGCCGTGTAACTGCTTTTATTTCTATCGTAAAAAGGAGTAAGTGCAGTGAGCACAATCTTACGGCCAACCATAACCACCGCAGGATTAGAGGCGGTGTTTAATTCAGACAAAAACGGCTTTCAAGCCAAAATTAGCAAAATCGGTTTAGGGACGGGTAATTATACCCCAGATCAAAGCCGCAGCGCGCTGCAAGCTGAGGTACACCGTATTTCAGTGGCCAGCGGTGAAGACAAAGGCAACGCGCAAATTCATATGAGCGTGATTGACGACACCAATCACAACTTTTGGGTGAATGAAGTCGGCTTCTACCTTGAAGACGGTACTTTATTTGCGGTGTATTCAAACCCAGACAAGCCCATCGCTTATAAATCTGCCGAAGTGGACTTACTGCTGGCGTTTGACTTGGTGTTAACTGGGGTACCAGCAGACTCGATTACCGTCATTGACCAAGGCGTTAATCTCAATATTTTAATAGCCCCAGAACTTGCCAAGTTAGGTGCAGCGCAAATCGGCAATATGGTCCGCCACCTCAAGCAAAAATTTGCTTTGATGGATGCGGGAATTTTGAAATAACAGGACTTTTAACATGGCATTAGAACAAGATATCGCAAAACTCGTCGACCGTGCCGACGAACTTACAAACATAGTTGATAACAAAGCAACCTTGATTGATAACAAAATGGTTGAACTGGATAACCGCGTCAAAGCAAAAGAAGCACAGGTAGATCAGTTTATTCAGGACGCAACCCCAGAAAGTCGCTATGTACAAACCATCACCATAGGCGGTTCAAAGGATTATTTATATCCAGTATGGTGGAGATTTCCTGATAACAGTTTTGGTACCGGAAAATTAACCATTCACAGAAACTACGCTTGGAACGGCGGTGTAAGTGAGCGGCCGCTTAATTCGACATCTGCTCACCAAGCAGCCTTGTTATTGGAACTAGAAGGTAATGCATCAGTATGGAGTGGTGACGCTAATTATATGAATATCAAGCGTTTTCACGAGAGGTACAATAACACTGTGAGCCATGTTGATTACCGTCTACAGTGTTATGCAGAAAAAATGGATCCAGCGAAAAGCTTTTATGGGGGCGGCGAAGATGGCAGTTTGGGCCCATGGCACTGTACACGAAGTGGCCTGTATCTGCGTGGTGGCGGTTTAACCTATCGCATTACTAAAAATTGGCAAGGTGATGTGGATTTCCACGATGGTAGTGATATGGAGCGCCGCGATACTTATTCAAGTGCGCAAGGTGACTGGACAGTACGATGGTTTGTAAAGCCAATAGAGTTTGCAGCACGTAAAGCACCAATCGCCAATACTATTCCATACGTAAACCATCCATACACACCACCAGTGACTGAATAATCAAGAGAAGGAAAAACAATGTTATTAGATAAATTAACCGTTGCAGGTAATGAGTTAGTGAATGTACCAGCGGACGAAAAAACGCTGCTAGATTTAGGGGTATCAAAAACGGATATCTCTGCGCTACTTGCACAAGCAAAACAAGCACAGCTTGAAGCACAGTGCCAACATGCCAGAACCTATGCCTACCACTGTGAATCAGATGGCTTAGCGTTTGATTATTTAGCCGCTCAAGCTGAGTTTGGTAAAGACAGCGCAGAAGCCGAAGCGACAAAAACAGCTTGGCTTGCAGCGCGAAACGCCATTAAAGCACGCTACCCAAAACCTGAATAATTCATTTTTAAACCGAACGAAACCCGCTTTATGGCGGGTTTTTTTATTTTAATCCTGCCAGTTTAGCAGTATGGCAAACCCATTAGTTGGAGAACAAAATGGCTTTAGAACAAGATATTGCCAAATTAATCGAGGCGTCAAATGACCTCACCACAGTTGTAGATAATAAAATCGTTGATATAGACGCGAAAGTTGCTCAATCAAAAACCAAAGTCGACGGCTATATCAATCAAGTAAACAACTACATTAACTCAGCTAGAGATAAGCAATCCCACTTTAGAGTGACTATGAATCAAGCACTGGTTCCAAATGATGAACAAACATTTCCTAAGTACTGGAGTGGTGGTTTTGTTAAAAATGCCAAAGTGATAGAGACTGTGACCACAGGTGTGGAACCCGAGCAACGTTCGGCGCTGGCTCGAGAGTTTCTGCAAGCGATAAACTCTGATCGCAAGTATTTTGCAAATAGCTTTCACATTTGGGAGTTGGAATATTATCCAAACAGACGTGGCGAACAAAGTAATTTAAGTGCGTACCTCATGTATCAATATTTTAGAGCGCCGACTTATATGACAAGTGCCGCGGTGGTTAAGCATATTAAAGGTATTGTGCCAAATGGCTGGTGGTGTCAAGGATTAAAAGCTGGAGAAGTTGCCAAGTTATGCGGTCAAGCTTTTAGTGTCGATAGTACTCGGAACATATATTCGCATTGCCATCCGTACGTGCATGGTGAAGATAAACCCGAAACCGAAACAGGTATTATTCAAGTCGCATTACCGGCGGTTGTAACCGGCGATGTAGATTTGTCCAAAGGGCAGTGGGGCCAGTTCCCATATCTTGGCGACGCTGACCAAAACGCATATGACTAAGGAGAGTAACCATGGCTAAATTAATCGTAAATAATCAACAAGTAGACCAGTTTTATAACGCAAACACCCCAGAGCATGTCACTGCACAGTTGGTGTTAGAGCAGTTTGGCGAGTCAGCAACATTTGAGGTGCAACTCACGGAAACTGAGCAGGCGGAGCAAACGCGTATAGCGTCGCGCCACTCAATTAACCAGCAAGTGGCTGATAACGCTTCATTACTTGGCACAACATCAGATACCACCCATGTTTTGCTCAACGAGCTAAGTGGCTTTATCAACAAGCTAAGCCAAGCGCAAAGCCTTGCGGAAATGCGCGCCTCGACCGAGTCGTTAAAAGCAGCCATTGGCAGCATTGAACAGCAAGTGACAGCTGGCAGCTTAGAGTTCCCTTATCAGGTGAAAGGGCAAGCTCAGGTTATGGATGAAATCTGCCAGCGTGCTCACGGCATAAGCCAAGTGCTTAAACAAAGCTAATTCTTCGTTGGTATATGGGCGGCAAGGTTATCACTTGCCGCAAATATCTAATACAACATACCTCTATTATTACCAACCTCCAAACCAACCCGTCTAGCAATTCTTGCCAACTTCGAGTGTTTTATGAGCTTAACGAATTTTAGCGCCATTGATTTTAAACAACTTCCCACACCAGAACTGATTGAACCCCTTGATTTTGAGACAATTAAATCGGCCATTTTGGACGATTTTAAATCTCGCTATCCAGCCTTTGCATTGGATATGCCCAGCGATCCGGTGATTAAGCTCATAGAGTCATTTGCCTATCGTGAGCTTTTATTACGTCAGCGAGTAAACGAAGCAGCCGAAAAAGTGTTGCTGGCTAAAGCAACAAACACTGAGCTTGATCATTTAGGTACACGTTTTGGCGTAATACGTGAGCAAAACGAGCACAATGAACGTTATCGTTCACGTATTCAGCTGGCATTAGAGGGATTTAGTACAGCAGGCCCCGCTGGAGCATATGTTTTTCACGCCTTGCAGGCTTGTGAACATGTAAAAGATGTGCATGTGGATGCACCTGAATTTGAATATCAGCCAGTACCGAGTGAACTTGTACAGCACGTGCCAAAAACGGCAATGCTACTGAACACCGTCAAAAGCGCAGGGCTTGAAAAACCGCAACCGGGTGATGTGGTGATCACGATTTTAAGTGATGAAGGTAACGGTACAGCGAGTGGACAAGTCATACATGAAGTTAAATCGCACTTAAGCAGTGACGACATTCGGCCATTAACCGACATTGTGAACGTTAAATCGGCCGCTATCAAAGAATTCAAAATTGACGCAAAGCTTACGCTTTACTCTGGGCCTGAAGAGCAAGCGGTACGAAGCCAAGTAGAGCAAGCATGTCGTGACTGGCTAAAAACCCAATATAGACTTGGCCACGATATTTCTCTTTCAAGTCTTTATGCCGTGCTGCATGGCGCGGGCGTACAAAGAGTTGAACTAATCAGTCCCACTAGTGACATTGTGGTTGCTGCCAACCAGGCACCATACTGCAATTCGCTGAAAGTGACGGTTGGAGGGCGTCATGTCTGATGACTTGTTGCCCTTCAACAGCAGCCAATTAGAGCGCACCATCATACAAAGCGCTGCGCGAATTGAACAAACACCTATTTTAAATGGCTGGCTGTGGAACCCTGATAAATGTCCTAAAGCATTTTTACCTTGGTTAGCCCATGGATTAAGCGTAGATAGTTGGAACAATCTCTGGAGCGAGCAAACTAAGCGCCAAGTGATCAAAGACAGTGTGCCGATGCATCGTATCAAGGGCACGGTCAAGTCCATTGTTTCGGCCATTGAGGTACTGGGAGTTGATGCCCAGCTAGATGAAGATTGGCAATCGGGAGGGGTGGCACATAGTGCAAAAATAGTGGCCTCAAACAAGGAAAACCGTGATGAACAAGGCCAGCCGTCACTTACCCCAGCATTACAAGCGCAGTTATGGCGTGCTATCGAAACAACAAAACCACTGCGCACACAGATGCGCTTTGAAATCACCAATAATCAGAAAAGTACCTCAGAAATCGCTGCAACCTCGTCGCATACGCAACTGCAACGTGGGCAATGGCAACAAAATCCAAGTTTTAACTTTGCACTCACGCAAATGACAGCGGTGGCATCGACACATTCGGTGTCAGTGCAGCGCAGCAAAGTAGCATTTGCGCCAGATATAGCGTTGGCAAGTGGCCTCAATGCGCAAAGCGCCCAATCCGTTATTTTTCTCAATCACACAACTATGGTATGTCAATGAACAACTACACACCCATCATCACGCAGGCGGGGCTAAATGCTGCCGTAAACGCTAAAACCAGCGACATAAAAATACAAATTTCCCATGTTGCGGTGGGCACGAAAGGGTATGAACCCACACGGGAACAAGTTGCCTTAAAAGCATTGAAAAACAAAGTGCCAGTAACAGGCGGTAAGAACATTGCAAAGGGCCAGCTACATGTCACCGCAAAGTTCAGTAGTGACGCTGAATATGCGGTGCGCGAGGTGGGCTTTTATCTTAGCGACGGCACCTTATTCGCGGTTTGGTCACACCCAAGCGATGTACTGTTTTACCAAACCCCACTTGCGCAAGTTATTCAAGGGTTTGATTTGGTGCTCAGCGCTGTGCCAATTGACAACATAACAGTGAACAACAGTGGCGACCTAAACCTATTTTTAGGTGAAGAGTTTATGGCAATCACGCTCTCTCAAGCACAAATTGCCCAAGCGCAAATTGCCGCCAACTATCGCCAATTACAATTCAACGACCGACTTTTATCACTAGGAGTATAATTTAATGCCAACTTTTGAAGAGCACTTGGTGAGCTTACAGCAAACCAATGCCGATTTGGTCACCTCAAACAATGAGTTGACAAAAAATGTTATCGATAAGCTCGCCCACATCAACCAACGGGTTGATAGCGCCGAACAGCAAATGAATGGTTTTGCCCAAGACTTGCTAAAACACCGAATCGTCGGGGGCAACCTGCTAATGGATCCGTGGCTGATGAATACCACGCTTGAAACGGTTGATGGGGTAGAGAAACTGGTGCCAGCAACGCCGCCATTCTTACCAAGTGGCGATGCCAAAATGGAAGTAGTGTCACAGGATACTTACGCTTTTGGTACTCGCTATGCGCATGCCAATGTAAAAGAGATGCAGTTGTCTCAACCTGACAATTACACAGATGATCCTTGGCAAGCAACGCCTGAAAAGCCAATTTACGCACATATGAGCGACAAGCACATTATGAGCTATGGAGCTTTATCTGCCCCTGAGTGGAGTGGACTTAAAAAGCGTGGTTACATCACAAAATTAAGTATTGATAAAAAAACAGAGCAAAGCGCAAAGCATGCATCACTTAATTTACATGTGGGGCAAAATCGTGCTTTTGCTGGTGGCTTGTTCTTATTTAGAGCTTGGGTTTATTTAAAGCAAGGCACACTGATTTTTGGTGATCATGCAGGTTATAACAGGAGCACCAATGGCCAGTTTAAGATTGATTCAGATAGTTTTAGCAAAGAGAATGCTAATCATCCATATCAGCTAATTGAATTCTTTGTGAAGCCATACAGATACTGTGGTAATGGGCTCGCTTCTTTAAACTTCGCCTCCGGTGACAACAACAGCTACCTGGAATGTTATATCGCATCCCCACAACTGTTTGCCCTTGATCACCCAGATGATAAGAAAAAGCCTATGAGTGGCGAAACCTTTGGAGGCCATTATGCTTAAAATTGGCGAATACGAATATTATGACATCACTAGCTTGCTTGATATTGAAACTCAACAACCAGTGGTTGACGGTGCGGTAAAAGGTTATGGCGTTCACCATGGCATTGACGCGCAATCTGTAGCACAGGCGCTTGAACAATACGCAAACTTACAAATTAAGCTAAAACGAAAAGCTGCTTACAAAGACGAGTCAGACCCACTTTATATGGAATACTTGTTTGATGAGTCAGAGCAAAAGCTTCAGCTATGGAAAGACAAAGTCGCTGAAATAAAACAGCGCTATCCATTTAACTAATCCCCTTTGCGCATTGGCGCACATCACGCCCCAAATTCTATTTCAAAGTTTTAATGAATTGGCTCAGCACCTTTGTGTTGGGTGGGCGTGCGTGCGCCAAAAAGCAATTAAACCGAGAGGGTTTACATGACTTACACAGTCGGAAAAATCACCTTAGCCAAAGGCAGTGACTTAGTAAAAGGCACCTCCACACGCTTTATCGATGCTGCTAAAGTGAAAAAAGGTGATTTGCTCTATCACCAGGCCGATAGCAAAGACACCCTGTTGCAAGTAGCTGAGGTGATAGACAACACCACTTTGCGGCTATCGCACCTAGATGGCAGCGCCTACAAACCGCTACACAATCACCGTCAAATTGCCTATGGCCTAGTACAAGACTTTGGTGAAGGACTCAGCAATGAACTTGCCGTTGACTTGGCTGATTTACAACGCAAATGGCACAAGCGTGAAGACGAGTTAACCGGTTGGTTTGCAAGCGATGAACATCAGCACATCATTACCAACTTTACAGGCGAGCAAACGCAGGTTCCCACGCCCAAAGGGTTGAAAAATCTAGCGCAAGTTGCAACTGATGCAAGTGAGCAACTTAGCCAGTTTGAGCAAGATATTGCTCGCAACGCTGCCAGCTTAAGCCAAGTATCCCCAAAGCTGGATGAGTTTGACGCCAATGTAGACCGTATGGCGCTTGCCCACAAAGAAGTGAGCGAAAAGCACCTAGATGTGGTGAAAAAGCATGAGCAGGTGGTCAATGCGGCAACGGTGGTTGATGAGCAAACCAAGCAAGTAGCGACACAAAGCGTACAGGTGGCAGAAGATACTTGGCATACTCACCTCGACCGCCAAGCCACGGATGCACAAGCGGCAGCGACGGCGATGTTAACGCGCCATGCGGAAGAAGCAGAGCAAGTAACGCAGGCGCACTTAGCTGAGTCAAAGCACATTGCCGTACAGGTTAAAAATGACAGCAGCAAAGCGCAAACGGCACAGGCTTATACCCAAGCACTTGCAGATAAAGTAAGTACGCAACATAAAGCCGTGAGTGAACACAGCCAAGTGGTGTCTGAGCACGCTTTTAACACCAAAATGGCTAAGAAAGCGGTGGATGCACAGGCAGCCGCGTCATCTATGCAGCTGTTTAATGCCGAACTTGCATCGAGTGCAGCTGAGCGGTTTAAATCTCAAGCTGAACTGTTAAAAGACCAAACCGCACAATATACGCAGCAAGCTGATGATGCTTGTGAGCAAGCAAAAACCGCAGCTGTCAATGCAGGCAATGCGAAAGATCTTGCCGGCGCTGAAGCGCTAATCGCAACGCAAGCTTCTTCACATGCAGCTGAACATGCCAGTCAAGCTCAGCAATCGGCCAACCTTGCAGCAAAGATAACCAGCGATTATGGCGCGACGACCATCCCTGAGGCCGGTAAGGTGCCAATTGCACTGGATGATGGGCAGATTGATGAGCAATGGCTCAATCTTGAGCGTAGCATGAGCCAACTGGCCAATGGTGTTTTGCACAACAACTTGAGCCGACATGAAAAAGGTCAGTTGATTAGCAACTTAAAACGCCAAGTTGAAACTCTGTCAAAAGACCTTGATAACACGAAAGCCCGTGTAGAAGAAGTGGCGAATACACCAGATAATTCGGTTAATCGCGACTATTTCGACGGTGTTCATAGTAAAAATGGCAGTCATGAATTGCCAGTATTTAACATGGTTGAGCGCGGTTGGCTGTCTGATGCCAGTTATCAAGAAGGCATGGCTGAGTTTGTACGCATGAACGGTGGTAGCGGTGTGGTAGGGACGCGCCAGTATCAGGCTGATAAAGGGTTTGAAGTGGGGCACCGTGTGGTGGATGCCAGCTATGCCACGCTGAATATTCACAACCATCCCAATTACAAAGCGATGCCGGGCATGGCGGAAATCGCCGCCTGTATCAACGGTTATTACTTTCGAACTCGTCACAACGATTACCGTTTAATGCATGCCACACCAGGTAACTATTTAGCGCGCATGCATTCGACTGCGGCGCAAATTCCAGCTCATGTGCAAGCCTTGCCAACGGGCTGTAATAATGATGGCAGTATTGATTTTAATAATACTCAAGCGGGTTATATGCGCGATGTAAAAACCCGAAATCCGCAAGACTGTATTTGGGAGCTAAGCTATTTAGAGTGCTGGATTGAAACCTTTCAAGATGAGCTAAATGACCCGACCGACAGCTTCCGTCATTCAAACGATGGTGCAAGGCTCAAGAATATTTTTGATAAAGGTCGCTATTTGAATTATTCGGGCCATAAGAACCGCTTAGAGAACATTCCTTATCACCCCATGCGTATCAGTTTTGTGGATGAAAACGGCGTGCCGCAGTATGGTTTATTGCAATTTAGAATTAGCAGCATGCCCGTGGCCACCTTAGCACCGCGCCTTGGCACTAGCGGTGCGAAAGTGATCATCGGCAATGCTGCTAGCCATTATCATAGTTTTGATGCAGGGCTTACTAGCGAGCAAGTGGAGCAGTTAAAAACGGGCGCAGTGAATGACATCATAGTACGCAGCTCAACCGATTTTAGACACGGTCATGACATTCGTATCACTTGGCAAAACAGCCAACTGGTAGGGGAAGATTTACATGCCTCACACCAGCATCCCATTACCATTATTTATGGTGATGCCAGTCAACTGCCATACGATGAAGAAAAAGCCTTAAAAGGGATCATTGATCATACCAACCGCTTTAAGTTAGTGAAAGATTTACGTTCGCGCGCCCGTGTTGGCAATAACCAAAAACTGATGCGTTCACGCATGGCTCGTTTTGAATGTGTTGACCTAGCTCGCCTTTGTGAACAGCTACCCGGTTTGGAAGGAGCAGGTGCCGTATTGGAAGAAAAATATGACCAATATGGCTTAGAGGATACCTTACAAAACTGGCAAGGCGGTAGCCTTAACGCGGCGTACTACAACCGTCGCTATCGTTTTGCCCGTAACGACGCGTCTGGTCGTGTCTCAGCTAACCGTGGTTTTAACGACCCAACATTGTTTAGCGCCAAAACCAGCCACCCGCAAGTGGTTGGGGGATTTAGCTGGATGATACCGCTGGAGCTAATATTGCGTACTCCGCGTGAGCATTGGAACCCCTATGGCTGCGAAACGGTTGAAAATAACCAACTGCGTACAGAAGATAGCAACAACGGCGGTACTAGTGCCGATAAAGCTTATTCTGGCATTCATGAACAGCACTTTTATTTTGGTACTCCAAAAGCGCTGTTAACCGAGCAAGTTTCTGGTTCAGACCCCGCTGACACCGCCAACACTGCATGGGTAAAAGGTGCAGATGGCACCCCAAGGCTACTGTATGGCAATGGTATTCGCGTTCATGACTATGATGGTCACCGCCAGCGCTTTCCTGTTTATCCGCTTTATTTTGAGCACAGTCACGATGCCAACCAGCAACATTGGTTGCGCGACAACTTAAAAACTCTTTTAAAACAAGCCGTCAGCGGCACGCTGACAATCAACGACATTGATGAAATGCTATAGGAGCAAATATGGCAACTAATACCGAGCTACTGGCTCAGGTGGTACAAACCAATACCGATTTAACCAACACCATTGAGCAAGAAGTGGGGAAGTGGCAGGGCGAGCGAGATAGGCTGGCAAATGAAGCAAATGAGATCTTATCTTCAGGCCTAGCAGGAGGTCACTTAGCTTTTTACCTTGATCAGAACGCAGCTGATGGAGGTAACGGACAACGAGATACGCCATTCAATACCTTCAAAGCGTTTAGGCACACGATTGGAAAAATTTCTACAGCTGGGTCAATTACGCTCGTACTCCTAAGTGATTATGAATTAGAAGTTGGAGATAGAGGTTACTTAGGACCTGAAAAGGTAATTTGGGCCAGTGCACATATCCCAATTACTCTGGACTTAGCAGGGCATACATTTAGATCGCCAATGCTGGCACGAAGTGCGACAAGTTCATCAGACTCAACCGGTTTAGTTTTGCATTATTTGGACGTTGATACAACGCTACTCAATGTTTACAACGGCGTTATTCAATTTTTTGCTGAAGGCGTTCATGATGACACCAGCAAGCATAATTGGTACTTGCGCAACGAAGCGGCAATGTTTCGAGCAATGGCGAGTTTGTATCGAAACCAAACATTTAGATTTTCAAGAGTGCGTTTCGAGCCAATTGATCAGGCTGGACAAATAAGAGATTTTGCTACCCAAAACAGACACCTTGTTGTGGGTAGTGCAAATAGTGTCCATTCGTATGCACAAGAGGCGCAGGATTGTCGAGTCATCTTTAGGGACTGTACGTATCGCCACTTGGATAGTGAGACAGGTGAAGTAAAACATTCCTACCTTAATGATGCTAGATATCATTCCCTAGGCCACTCGTTAATGCAATACCGAAACCATTACCATGGTGATGCTCTTAAATGGACCAAATTCGGTTTAACTGACTAACCCAATAAGGAGCTAATATGGAACAAGTAATTTTAAATAATGAGCAAATGGCGGCTGAGGCACAGGTACTGAAACTCGTTGAGTTACGTGCAGAACTTGAAAATCAATTTACACAATCAAGCATATTGGGTACAACTTCTGACACAGCACAGTTGGCAATTGTATTACTGCACAAACTGGGTCAGTCACTACAAGAGGCCAACAGTTTTGAAGAGTTTAAACAACAAGGTGGCGCGGTACTTGAGGGCTTATCGTTGTTGGAGCAACTGCGTAATGATGAGTTAACCGTTGATGTTAAACCAATGCACACGGTGTTAGCTGAGATGGTAGAGCGCAGCGAAGCTGTTGCAACATTACTCAAAAAATACCAACGTGTATAACTGGCTCTGACAAGTCTCATTTTTACAATGTTATTTTTTTAACCTGCCATTCTACAGAGCGGTCAAACTTGACCGTTTTCATTTCTAAATACTTGCTACTATTTCGCTAAATTTGAAAAAGTAGTCTTTCCCGTACTAAGTGGGCATAGGGTTAACACCTTATGCCCATTTTTTTGATCTGGTTTGATGGCCGATACGGTTTCTCTTTGTATCGAGCTTTGTGTCTTATGCTCACTAGATCACGAAAGATCCGTCGCGCTATTTTTTTGCGTATCGTTTTTTGTTATCCATTGTATCCGTTATCTAAGAAGACCTATGTCAAAATCTCAACTTATTGATTTATCTAAATTGCCGCCACCTGATGTGCTGGAAAAAGTAGATTATGAGCAGCTACTGAGCACACTCAAACAAGATTTAATTGCGCGTAGCCCTGAGCTTGAACAGGTATTGTCACTTGAATCTGAGCCTCTGACTCAACTGCTCAACAGCTACGCCTATCAGGCCATGTTATTGCGCGCGCGAGTCAATGATGCGGCTAAATCGACCATGCTAAGTAGTGCGACTGGCAACGACTTGGAGCATATTGCCAGCCGTTATCAGGTTGCTCGGTTAGCGGATGAGAGCGATCAACGTTTGCGTGAGCGGGTGCAATTGGCATTTCATAGTCTCAATACGGCTGGAACAGAAAAAAGTTATATCTATCATACTCTCACTGCAGACCCAAGAGTGAAGGATGTGCGTGTTAGTAGTCCATCGCCGTGCCATATTGTACTGACAATTTTGAGTAATGAATCACCTGACGGCCAACCCTCAACTGAACTAATAAATAAGCTGGAGTACACATTTGGCTTAAAACAGGGCGATCAAAGTTCAGTGTCTGAAATACTTGAAGCGCAAAAAGTCCGTCCTATTGGTGACCGAGTAGAAATTGTACCTGCGAAGGTCAGGGAGTTTAACTTACAAGCACACGTAAAATTGGAGTTAGGTCCAGGGCACGCACAGGTAAAACAGCAAGTCATTGATAAAGTCACTGACTATCTCGCTGAGCGCAGCGGTTTGGGTAAACACATTAAACGCTCTGCACTTTTTGCCATGTTGCACCAAGCGGGTGTGGAAGAAGTCGAGCTGGTTTCACCAGCAGACAATATTGTTGTCGCAGATGACGAAGTAGCTTGGTGCCAAAACGGTTTGGATAATCTCACCTTTGGGGTGTTGATATGAGTGAACTTCACCGCGGCAGCGAACTGCAAGATACCTTGCAACAGGCCTCAAATCGGTTATTGACGCCGCTCGACAGTGGTGTTGAGGATATAGCAAGGTTATGGACACCAGACACATGTCCGGAATCGTTATTACCTTGGCTTGCATGGAGTCAGGGGGTTCAGGAGTGGGATGAAACATGGCCAATTGACTTAAAGCGTCAGGTGGTTGCCAATAGCTTTGATCAGCATCGTCATTTAGGGACTCGCTATGCAATCACCAAAGCACTACAACCATTTAAGCTAGGCGCACAGATCACCGAATGGTTTGAACACAGTCCGATGCGTGAGGCTGGGACGTTTCATGTTGATGTGTACGTCTCTGAACAAGGCATTGATTTACCCTTAATTCAAGAAACCCGCAGAAGGATAGACAGCGTTAAACGCAAGTCTATTGATTACAGCATACAAATGCACTTGCAGGGGAATTTGGGGATAGCCACTTCAGGCGTATTTTGTTCCTCGACCATGACCACGATTTTTCCACTTTCTTAATCTTACAAGTAGTTATATATGTCAAATACACAATATTGGACCAAGCTCACCGCTGCTGGTCGTGAAAAAGTGCTGGCCGCCATTGCCAACAAGCAATCCATTCATTTGAGCGAATTTGCGGTAGGTCAGGGGAGTATTACTGAACATGACACTGACCTGCGTCAGCCTGTTTACCGTAGTGACCTTAATTATCTCAAACAGCTACCAGAGCAACCTTTGGTGGAAGTCGTGGGGGTAGTACCAGCTAGTGAAGGCGGTTTTTACGTTCGCGAAGCCGCTTTTTATACCGATGATGGTAAAGCCTTTGCCATCATCAAATACCCAGAAACTTACAAGCCGGCGGCAGCTGACAATGCAGCCGCAGAGTTGGGTATTAAAGCTGTTATTGATGTTATAGATGGTCAGGTTCTTAGCGAGAAAATCGATCCATCAATGATCTATGCCACCAAAGAGTGGGTGAGCGAGCAATTCTTTACCCATGTGATAATGCCGCTGGAGGCGCGCACGCATAGCAAACTATTGGTGTTGATTTAACTGGGCAACTGCAAAAAAAATCGTACAGACGAAGCGTAATCGCGTTGTGCGAATTGAAAGTTACGGAATGGGGCTGGGATTCATGGGCGCATTGCAGACTCTCATTTCATAGAGTTAATAACATCATAAGCCCTGTGATTGCAGATGTGGCGGTCGGCTATGTTCATAATTCACCAAAAATGCGAGGTTTCATAAAAACAATAGGGCATAAAAGCGCCGCAAGGTTGTGCACGTTCATGTACAACGGTAAAAAATATGGTGGGGTTGAGTTCTATTTTTCAGCATCAGAGCACAACAATGTTACGTGTAATGGTGTTGGAACGTTTACACCGTTTGGCCTAGATTACTTTGACACACAGAATAATGCGGCACTCAATGATGAAGTTGCGGATTCACTCGATTATGATAGTTCTATCATTTTTGAAAATAATATGGCGCTAAACGGCAGTAACATACTGACTGATAAGCGACTTTGCGAAGATGATGATGTAATCACAGGGGAAAATGCAGACTTAGTTGTCACACCTAAAGCCGCAGCAGCAGGAGACAATAAAGTTCGTGAAGAAATGGCACTTCACGGTGTGGGAAGTAGAGTTAGTCATCAGTCTGCGCACTTTTTGACGCGTTCATTTGACTTAGCAATGAATGCTAATACTCCGCGCGAGTTTCCAGATCTGCCGTCAGACGCATCGGACATACTGATCTTTGGCATGACTCAAGGGACGTATACTGATACAAATTTAGTTGCTCGATTCTATAAACAAAATGGCGAGTGGCAATCTCAGCATATTTATACGAATGATTTAGTATCGAATCGCCCCAGCGTTTCTATTATAAATGGTACGCCGCATTTTATAAGTTTTCATAGTTCAAATTATATTTACGGTTTTTATTGTCAAATAGCATTACAAACGTATGGCAGGGCCAAGCCATTTGAGTTTTATGCAAATGCTTACACTTCATACAACAAACCTGCACCGTCTGAAATAGGCGCATTAGCTGAAAATACAGACATCACCATCAACAAAAACAACCCATGGCTGACGTTGGATAGCCCCACTACTGGGACCGAAATAAACGAGCAAGCCGCAGGTATCTCTATGGGGGAGTCTGGTCGAGAGAGCGGTGGTGCGTCATTTCATCTTAGTTATATCGGTAATGGCTACTCCTATATCGGCATGGGCAGCTTGGGAAGTGACAACATACCCGATAACTGGGCCATGCAAATGCATTACCAAAGTAATTGGGTGAAGTTTCGAAGCAGCATTCATCTAGCAGACTCAAACACGCAGCTAGCAAAAGGGAATAATAATACACTTAAAGTACAAACAAACTTAGGCTACGTAGAAATTGGCCCGCACAACACAGATTTTTGTCACTTTTACACATCTCTACCCGCGTATTTTTTCAGTGCATCAGCGCACTTCAGAGGAGAGATTTACGCAGGTGCCGACTACAAGCAGCGCGTTTACCACACAGGAAATAAGCCAACCCCAAGCGAAATAGGCGCAGTAGCTGAAAATACAGACATCACCATCACCAAAAATAACCCTTGGCTGACGTTGGATAGCGCTAATGCTGGGAGTGATAACAGTGAACAGGCCGCAGGTATCTCCTTGGGTGAATCGGGTCGCACTAATGTTGGCGCATCACTTCACCTTAGCTATATCGGCAATGGTTACTCCTATATTGGCATGGGTGGTTTGGGTGAAGACAACATACCCGATAACTGGACGATGCAAATGCATTACCAAAACAATTGGGTGCGTTTTCGCAGTAGCATCTATTTGCAAGATTCTGGTACCCAACTATCCAAGGGAGACCATGACTCAGTAAAAATTCTAACTAATTCTGGTGCGCTTCACATTGGTTCGCGAAACCCTAGCTTCTGCCATTACGTTACGGACAGGCCGAGTCACTGGTTTAATACCAATGTAAAGGTTAGCGGTGAGCTATACGCAGGTGCCGACAATAACCAACGCGTTTACCACACAGGCAATAAGCCCAGTGCGGCAGAGGTAACGGGCGGCACTTTTCCAGATGACGTTTTTGCATCGCAAGCTCGTAGCTGGAACTGTAGCCTAGCCTCAGCTCAAAACGCAGTGGGTCTGCAAGTGTGGTCACACACAAAGCAGCAGCGTGTTGGGGGGATTGGTGTATACAGTAACAATGGCACCGAAAGTGGTAATGCATTTGCGTATATTGGATTGGGTGAAAGCCCATGGAATAGAACTGATGGGCTGCGCGTTAGTCGTCAAGAATTTACCTATTTAGGTCAGAATGTTTATCACAGCGGTAACATTGTCAGTGCCTTACAAACCGAGCGCCGTAGCTCTTCTTCATCTAATCAACTCAACGCTCATGAAAAACGTTATTTAACGTCTGAGGGGCCATTTACGCTACCCGCGACTACAGGCTTGGCCGCAGGCACAACGGTGTCACTGAATAAATGTAATGGTATTTGGCCCGTTATTAAAACCGCTGATGCGCAAATTCATGTGAGTAAACGCAATGGCCGAGCCGTACAAACCGGGAATGAGTTTATGTACAAAGCAAATCGTGAAATTTTAGTGGTGTTTAATGGTACACATTGGGAGGTCCAATAATGATAGCAGTATCTGATAGCGGAGCCGCAATAGGCTCGCTTGTTCTTTATCACAAAAGCCATGTAATGCCCGATAATGTGCTGCCGCTTGGCGGTGGCGTTGTTAATCGAGCAGACTATCCAGAATTATCAAATGTTATACCACGCCATTTGAGTTTTGGCATGTACGCCTTTTCTGATTTAAATAATACAAATGACATCCAGCCAATCGGTACGGCCACAGGCAAAGGAAATGAGGGGTACATCCGAGTCAAAAACAACGAGTACTACACAAGCGAAGACGGTCTGAATTATCAGCAACATACACTACCAAACGGCGTGACTGTATTAAACAATAATAATGGGGTTGCCAGTGATGGTGCCAGAACGTTTGTGAGCGTAGCACGTACTGACAGCGAGAAATACGGCATTGTTGTGACAAAAGACCATGGCAGTAGCTGGCAGTTTATCTCGATGCGTTCATTTATCCCGCTCGATCCCAAACGCGCTGAATCGGATGCGACATGGCAGCAACTTGTCGACAGATGTATACAGCGTTCACAGGTTTTGTATAGAAATGGCACGTTTTACATGTGTCTGATGGTTCCCCCTTTTGTTGATTACAGCTTTTTCAGAACAAACTTATTAAAAAGCACGGACGGTGTGAATTGGCAACAAGTGGGCGGGCATGGCTCAGCGGGTTTATGTCCCACTGGCACAAATCACTATGCGCCCAGTTTAACGATGTGTGAGAACAGCACAAAGCTTTATTTTATGCACTCTTACGACAATTTGTTTTATTACAAAACGATGGCGCTATCGAACGAGCTAATTTCCGACCAAGGCAGCTTTTCTCTAGATATCGGCGAAGATAACGTTAGCAGCGGTATTAGCGCTGTAACCGATGATTATTGCTGTATTGCGGTGCAGTATACAAACGGTAAAAGCCTATTAATGATGCCAATTCTGAGTGATTCAAGCATTGATCACACAAAAATAGGACGATGCGCAATCAACAGACTAGCAAACATAGGTTCGCTGGTTTCTAAAGGTGATGAGATTTTCTTTAGTTACAATACCCAAGGTAATTTATTTAGATTGTCTGATTCATTCATTCCGCCATCGAGCGATGGGATTCAAACCATTGTAAATGGGCTTGAAAACTATATCGGAGCGACTGTATCACCACTCACATTTATGCATTTACTGTTCGACGGCGACCTAATTCACACGAGCACAGGATTTCTTGATGTGCTGGTAAATCCAGACACAGAAATGGTACTTGAAAGGAAAGATTCGGGCGACCTAGATTTGAAATATGGAATTATTGCGGAGTAAAAATGCAAACAGTTTATTTATACGATGAGCAGCGCCAATATGCGGGGATGCAAGTTTTAGAGCATGATAATTTTCGCCCAGCCCGTTCAACACCTGTGGCCCCTCCCGAGCTAAACGAGCATGAAATAGCGGTATATGCGGGAAATGGCCGTTGGTGTAAGCACGTTAAACCTAGCGTATTGACAGCGGTGCTCTCCGATGTCGAGGTGGCCTGCGAACATGCGCAGTTGGTGGGTAACATCTGGTGGTTACCAAGAGGCGAGGCCTTCACGCTCAGTGCCCATGTGGGCGATTTACCAGACACTCAGCTAATGGTGATGGTAGAGCGGGTTGTTAACGCAGAGCAACCGGTGGATGACATGCGTTTTGTGGCAAATGTTGCCAATGGGGTGTTGACCATGCAGGGATGTTTTGAGCTCAGCGGCAACTACCTGATCACCGCACAGCGACTCAACGCGGGGCTTGAACGTATTGGAGCATCATACCGCTTCGCCTTTGATGCGTTAGAATTTGACGCTTATGTACCACAATAACCCAATTTAGTTTGCTTAAACACACAGTATTTCAACTCGTCACAATGGGTTGAATCAAATCTTAGGAGTCTAATCGATGAGTACCCATATCGATTTAAGCAAACTCCCTGCTCCCAACATCATCGAATCACTTTCTTTTGAAGATATTTACGAAACGCGCAAAGCGCGCTTTATCTCACTGGCGCCTGAATTTGCTCAGGCGCTTGAACTTGAAAGTGATCCCCTTAATGTTTGGTTGCAGGTAGAGAGCTATCAAGAACTATTGCTACGTCAGCGGATCAACGAAGCGGCGCAGTCAAATTTATTGGCGTTTGCTAAAAGCGCCGATTTAGAGCACCTCGGTGCGTTTTACGGTGTTGAACGTGTGGCAAACGAGCCTGACGATGGATATCGCACACGAATTCGTAACAATACCATCGCGTCCAGCACCGCTGGCAGTGCGGAGCACTATCGCAATCACGCAATCAATGCCGCGCCCAGCGACATTAACGATGTATCGGTATTTAGCCCTGGCAATGGCGTGGTGATCATCACCATCTTAGCCAAAGACCCAACCAAGGCTGCTGCAACGCTTGAGAAAGTAAAAACAGCGGTTACCGATGATGCGGTAAAAATGTTGACTGACAAACTCGAGATTAACTCGGCGCAATTGGTTGAGATTGACGTCACAGCAGATATCTATCTCCAAGATGACACGCCACGCTCGGTGTTTGATGAACTAGAAAGTGCCCTTCGTACCGCTTGGCAACAGCAAGCCCGCCTGGAGTGGGATTTAGCGCCCAGTTGGATAGCCGCTCAGCTACATAAAAAAGGGGTACGGCATGTTGATATTCACAGCCCTTCGGGTTTACAAAAAATGAGCCATGCCCAGTGTGCTGTGCCGGGGAATATAACGCTCACATTACGCACATGAGGTAGTGATGCAACAACTGTTACCCCCCAATCATAGCCCGCTGCAACTAAAAGGCTTGCAAAGCCAGTTTTCGGTCGATGAATATAGTAAGGCCATCAAGCAGCTTACCAGTAACAAAGCGCATCCACATGATGCGCAGCTCATGTGGTTAGTGTGGGAGTATGGCCTTGAAAGCATTTTGCCTTATAGTCAGGACTTAAGACAAACTCTCAAAGATGGTATCGCTTGGCAGCGAATTCGCGGTACACCGAAAAGTCTAACAACGGCGCTCGGTTGGCTAGAGCTAAATAACGCTCAGATTGAAAATACGCCTCCAGAGCGACATTACTATACCTATCAAATAAACAGCGGCGATATACCCGGTGATGATAGGTTAGCCAAAGTGGTTAAGCTCGCACAGTTGTCTGCGCCTGCACGTAGCCAGTTAACGCGTGTTTATCACGATTATGATGTGCGTAACCAGACACTTTCTGGACCACGGTGTGGATTTGGTCATATTCTCAGTGATTACTCTGGTGTGGTGTTTACTCATCAAGACAATCAATTGGTTAAGGCCAGCTTTGGTCGCACCTTGCAGGTAACCCATGATGCCAGCCCCGAGCAAATCGCTTTTGGTCATCAGCGCAAACGCAGCCAGATCAGTGAACACCTAGATAAGTTAGAAGAGGGTCGTTACTGCTTAACCACCAGCGAGCCTTCCAAATTACCGACTACTTTGGTGCATGGTCGCATTCATGCTTATCAGCGCACGCTTGCGCAGCGAGTGTGGCTTGGCCCTTGGCATGATCGTTGGCAAAACGCGCAGTGGCAATCGCAACAACTGTGTAGCGTACAGATTAACCACATACGCACATTAAATGTGCCATCTCTTGCCTTTTCTGGCGCCAGTACGGGGCGCTTAAACTTCGGTCGCTTAAACCTTAACGGCACGTCATCCAGTTAATTTCAACGGATAACCTATTCTCGCTGAGCTTAGCTAGCGCTTTCTTATCCTAGTCATCTTGCAACTGAATTAAGTTGCCAACCTTTATTGGAACAAACTATGAGCAACCCAACCACATTTACCCCTGTAGTGTGGACTGAGCAAGGCTTGAGTAAGTTACTCAGCGCCTCGCAACAGGGTATTAGCATGGCAATCACCCATGTATCTGCGGGTGATCAAAGCTATACCCCCAGTACCACCCAAACTGCGCTGCGCAACGAGCAACAAAGAGTGCTTATTGGTGGCGCGGAGATTTTAAACAACACCCAGCTGCGCTTTAGTGCGTTATTCGATGGCCCGAGTGAATATCCGGTCAAAGAGGTGGGTATATGGTCAGATTCCACCTTGGTGGCTCTCTACAGCGTCGCCAACGAGCAGTTGAACTACAAGGCCGCCGATGCGGCTTGGTTGGAAGTTTTTACCCTCAATGTATCGACTTTACCCAGCCAAAACGTGACCTGTTCGGTCGGGGTTAACAACGCCAATATCTTCTTAACCGAAGAGCTGCTTACCATGACCTACGCACAAACCCTGCAAAGTAAAAACCTCATTAAACAAGCACATCAAAATATGCTGCTCAATTTACGCCTTCGAAAAGCTGGCTTGTAAGGAATCAATATGACTTTAGAATCAAAAATTGCTGATATTAATAAGCTGGTGGCCGAGCAAACTGCCGAATACTCTAAGCTAACCAGTGAGATCACCGCAGGCTTAACGGAAATCGACACTGTTGCCCAAAATATGGCTGCGACCCATACCCTTATCAAAGACAATCATCAAGCGATTAATGATTGGCAAACCAAAACCGGTAAAGTCACCTTAAAAGACTTAAACGGTCAAAGCTATCAAGTTGATACTTTGCCAAGCCTGATTGGTGAGGCACAAAAAATCAATCCCCACCCTGAGGTGATGACTAAGGCCCAGTTTGATGCACTGCGTGAAATGCGTAAGCAGCAATATGCAGGCTCAGGGTTTGTGGAGTGGGGGTTTGGAGATTCTTCTTCAAATGCGATAAACAATGGCATGTGGGCATACCAAGAAAAGCTCAACTTGGGTCGTTCAGGAAAAACGAGTGGCTGGGTAGGACAAGATAAATCGTCAACCCCGTTCCCTAAAGTTGTGATGGATGGAGTATCACATGAGTTACAATCGGTTGATTATCCATATGGCATTGCAAGTACCAAGTTTCCACCAGCCCCCGATGGCACCAAAACCTATGACTCAGCAACCGGTATATTGACTGAGCATGACAGTCCAGCCAGTGCCTTTGAAGGGCGGTTCGTTAATGGCTCACTACGTCTAGGGGATACCACTGGATGGAAAACCTACAGTACATCTTCAGAGCTAAGTATTGTTGATGGTAGCTTAAAAAGTGTATCAACGGGCAACCAATATCCAGCGGCTGCCATTAATGAAGTAGGGCTTAACTTTCCTGTTGGTACTCGGGTGCGTTTTGAGTTTAGTGTGATATCAGGGCAGGTTAAAACACTTCGCTACTCATCATCAAACTTAGGCCATCAAAACATCAAAACCTTGCTGACAGATAAAGGAGTGGGGCGATACACGGTTGAGTATATTGTTGATCATAGTACTCACTACATCTGGTTTGAGCATGACAGTGCCCCAGGCAATGTACTACAGATCAATAATGTATCGGCAATGCCTGTAACCGAACAAGTTGTTACCTCACGCAAAGACTTGGTGTTTTTAGAGTCATGGCATGAAAAAATTGCTGATAAAGATGTGGTGTATCCGCTGGGCAATGTACAGTATGGCGCTAGCGCCTACGAGGGCATTACCCTTGCCAATACGCTTGTTGCTCAAGGTTATTCAGCGTTCGGCCAGTGGGATAGCATGACCAAAGGCTATGGCGTCAAATGGTCAACACTTTCTGATGCTAATCGCGTTAAGTTTTTAAAAAATCCTGAGCATAATATTTACTACGACCCAGAAGCCAAAGCCTATATTCAGGTGCGGTATCGTATTCGTGTCATTGAAGGGCATGGCGATAATTGGTACGGACCTACGGCTACGCAAGGGTCTGGCTACTTAGATTTTTCGCCAAGAGAGCACATTAGACCTCAAGGCATGAGAGTTGAAACAGCGAGCGACTGGCGAATGGGTTATCCGCTGTTTGCTAATGGTACGTTCTCCACCGCACGTTATCCGATGGAAAGCCAGGACGTTGGACTTTATGGTGCGGTTGCCGCACAGAATTTGAAAGATGTGAATTCGGGCCATGAAGGAAAGTGTTTTGCTACGCCAATTGCGCTAGTGCAACGTTTAAACCAAGGTGCTTATCATCCAACTTACAATCCTATGGGTTGTGCATTGTATGTTGAACAAGGGGTTGGGGTATACAAATGGTATGACACTAAGTTTCCTAAAATCGATGCAGCTCACCAGCTCTTCGAGATAGTTCCAAGTGGAGAGACAGGCTTTAGAAATGGCAGTATTGCAGCAGGAAGTAGTGGCCGTAGCGATCAATACAAGCACTACGACGCCATTTACGCAGGTCAAGTAGAAGACTTACGCTTAAACGCCAATAAGCAAGATGTAAATCAACTTCGTGAAGAAACAATACGTAAAGCGGTTGCTGGGGCTTTGCGTGGCAAGGAAAAGCTGCCGTTTACCCGAACTTATACTTATGTTAAATCAGGCGGCTTCTTTAACAACACAGGCTACTGGTTAGGTGAAAATGGCTCGGCACATCTGAATACTGAGAATTTGATTGCAAAATTTGGGAAAAGGCCGAGCCCGGTTCCGGTAGTCTCCTCACTAACGGGTTCGTACCACTGTGGCGCTGGATATATTTACCGTCATGATACTCAGCAGCTATTGCCAATTATTAACAAGTACTCTCCAGATGACTTGCTATATATTCGTACGGAGCAAGATGTACCGAATGGCACGCTACTGACTATGATATGGTCGTTTGATACACAACTAGAGATGCCCAGCGCAGAATTTGACTCACTCCCTTGGGTCGATATTATCGGTCACCCTGAGCGTATTGCTGCGACTTTCCCTGATGGTGTGATTGGTCAGTGGATCCCACAGTTACCAAATGGTGGCAGTCAAGACTTCAAGCTCAATCGAAAAGCAAGTCAGCCTTTAACTTGGGCAATGTCAATGGATGATGGCAGCAGTTGGAGTTCGGGTAGTTTGGCTATCAACAGTACAAAGAACGCTTATGTGTCTCCTGCTGAAGCGGCGCGTGTTCAACTTATTTATTATCATGCTGATGCTGGCTTTACTACGCCAGCAGTTAATTCACAAGTGTTAGGAGCAGTAGGGGATGTTTGGCTTGGCAATGACGCACGCAGCAATTTTGGCGCTCGATTACAGCAGTCATTAACGGCCAGTGTTGCCACAACAGTGTCGTATACCAGCAATACCTATGTTCCGCTCAACGCTAAAAACTTGCTTGATGAAAAGTTGATTAAGGATGAATTTCCACAGCACGCAGTGCCGCCTTCTCTGGGTGGTGTCAAAGGCGCTTATGCTTGCAAAGCACTGCCGACTATTACCAATTACAGAGGCTTATTATATATGCAGTTCCATGGTGCCCAGTTGCAACTGGATAACATCGAGCCCACGTTAGTTTTAGGCAGCGACAAGGTGGACCTTGTTGATAACAAAGCTTACATCAAGATAGCAACAGACCATATGCAAGGCGTGTATCAAAAGGTACGAAACTTCGGAACTTCAAGTTATGACAATTACTTACAAGCTGGTGATTTAGTGGCTGACCAGCATGGCAATATGGTCTCGGTCGCGACTGGTCTGGTGCATTATCGCAAAGTCACTATCACAAATTGGGGTGACGACCAGAGTATTCCAATCATAGATAACGAGAATGTCAAAACTGACCTTAACGGCAACACGGTGAAGGTATTTTGCCATCACACCCTGTTGCCACTGGGTATTGCGAGTCACTAACGAGCACAATTTCTTTCCACACTATGAGTCAAATAGAGACATAACCAAGCGCGTGGGCAGTACCAGCTGCCCACAGGGCAAACTTGACCGATATTATTTCCTTTATCTGGGTAAAGTGTCGTTATTGTGGGCAAAGCTAATAGCCTTTGCCCACAGTTTATGTCCGAACGCGCTCGCGTTTTGGTTCAATGGCTGAATTTCGTCTGTTGGAAGCGAGATTAAGCCCTCTATTTTACTCGTTGGATGCATGGTTTCTTAGTGATGGCTATAAAGCCATGCAAAGGAAAGGAAAATGACAATCGAAGCACAAATCGCTCAGTTGCAGCAAGCTGCCGCTGAGCAAACTGATGCCAGTTTAAAACTGGCCAATGATGTAGTTGAAAGTATCAATGAAATTGACCAAGTAAAGGTCGATATCAAGCAAACACATGAGCTTATTAAAAGTAATCACCAAGCCATTAATGATTGGCAAACCAAAACCGGTAAAGTCACCTTAAAAGACTTTAGCGGTCAAAGCTATCAAGTGGATACACTGCCAAGCTTGATAGGTGAAGCACAAAAAATTAATCCACATCCAGAGGTGATGAGCAAAGCCCAGTTTGATGCACTGCGACAAATACGTAAGCAGCAATTTGCGGGATCGGGATTTATTGAGTGGGGTAAGCACTATAATTCGAGTACGACAGGGTACGAACATGTGCAACATGGTATGTGGACGGCCTATTCAAAAGACTACCCTGCGGGCCTAAGGCTTGGTCGTGCGCAAACATTTAGCGGGGCAGTAGGTGAGTCGAGAAGTTGTTTCGCACATGCTTTAGCCGATGGTGTACAGCATCACTTATTTGGTACGTATGAGAGTGACGCGGCTGGTATCCATGTTAATTTCCCACCTGCCCCCGATGGTACTCAAACCTATGACTCAGCAACTGGCAAGGTAACGCAACATGCCAGTGCGGCTGAGGCGTTTGAGGGACTTGTCACAAATGGTAATTTCCGTACAGGGGATATAACTGGCTGGTCATTAAACGCAGCTAATGACACGGTTTCAGTAGATAATGGCGTTGTGACGCTAACCGATGTAGATAGCACCTATGCGTCATTGATCAACCAGAACCTACCTACAGAAGTGGGCAAGGAATATGTACTCAAAGTATCCATTCGAGTGCAAGAAGACAATCAAGTGTTTGCTTCATTTGGTGATACAGAGTTTATAGAGCCATCTCCCACCATTGGAAAGTGGTATGACATAGAACTAAAACACACCGCAACAGCCACAACGACACGAATCAATGTGGGCACAAACTCACCAACTATGGTTGGGGAGTCCGTGTCTATTCGTAATGTTTCTGTGATGCCTGTGACTGAGCAGGTGATCACCTCTCGTAAAGACTTAGTCTTTTTAGAATCTTGGCATGAAAAGATATCAGACAAAGATGTGGTTTACCCGTTAGGTAATGTGCAATTTGGTAAAGATAACTATGAAGGCATAAGTTTAGTCAGCAGCCTAGTTGCACAAAGCTACTCAGCATTCGGCCTGTGGGACACAAGTACCAAAGGTTTTGGCGTAAAGTGGTCAACACTTTCAGATGCTAACCGCGTTAAGTTATTAAAAAATCCCGAGCACAATATTTATTACGACCCTGAGGCCAAAGCGTATATTCAAGTGCGGTATCGTATACGCGTTGTTGAGGGTCTAGGGGATAATTGGGCGTGCTCAGTTCCGTACACCCCCCCTAAAGCACTGAGATATAGCGCGTTAAACCCTATTATTTGCAGAGGAAGCAAAGTTTCATTCAGAGATATTGCTACATTGGGTTCGCCCTATGACTTCTATATATCTAGCGGAAGAGCAGAAGTTAAAGGAAGCAGCACAGTGGGTCAGTTTGGCGTGCGTATTAATGAAGACACAAGGGTAGCTCATAACGGTGAGGTTTACGCATTTACTATTGCTCTAGTTCAACGATTAAACCAAGGGGCATATCATCCAACTTATAACCCAATGGGCTGCCGTTCTTGGAATCAGCAAGATAATGGTGGGGCAACATCTTGGTTTTCACCTGAAGCTGGGCATATTACATCCACACTACAGGCTTTTGACATTCAGTTTGGCATACCCAATAGAGTGGGGGCGCATTCCAATACGGGCAGTATAGAAAAGGGCCAATCTGGTCGCCCAGATCAATACAAATATTATGATGCTATCTACGCAGGCCAAGTTGAAGATCTGCGTTTAAATGCGAATAGACTCGATACAAACCAACTCTGTGATGAAACAATGCACAAGGCTGTGGCCGGCACGTTACGTGGGAAAGGCAAAGTACCTTATACCTTGGTAAACACAGACTATTGTCATGCCTCAGCAATGACTATCTATATGCAAATAATCGGTGATAACGCTAATCCACTGACAAAAAATCTTCCTTTATTCAATAATGAAGTTTATTTCAAATATCCAAACAATACGAAATTTGAAATGCCGCCGATTTTTATCAAGTTTTTAGACTATGGAGACACCGATCTGGCGACTTATGGTGGAGGGCACCCGCTCGATACATGGATAAAAATCGATAAAGGACAATTAATTAACAGCGCGACTCACATCTGCCTAGTAAATCCAAAGAATAATAGCGGAAACTGGATCAGTACTGGAGGAGCTCAAACAATAAAAGCACAAATTATCATGCCATCGGAGCTCAGTGGAGAGTTCGACTCTATACCTTGGATGGATATTGTGGGTAGCCCTGACAATATTGCAACAACTTTTCCATACGGTGTAGTTGGGCTGATAGCTTCTGGCACACAGGAAGAGCCGGGCTTGATTGCTTTAAATCGCAAAGCGGAATCAACCCCGACGGTGGTGTATACCAAGGACAACGGCTCATCTTGGTCAAACAGAGCGCAAGAGTATAATGCTACTGCTAACACACTTACGTTAGATACGACCACTCATCAGCCGCAAAGCGTGATCATGATAGGTTACGAGTCTTTGGCGGCTTTGACTGAACCTGCAAATAACCTGAGTGTAAAATCAAAAGTCAGCTCTGTCTGGGTATCAGCAGATAGATTTGTTTCTCAGGGCAATCGACTGATTAGTACATTGAGTGGTGTGATAGGCAAAGATAATCAAGATGGTAATCAACAGCGTAATCTATCGATACTTAACGCCCCTAAAAACACCAGTGGTGCCTTGTGGAGCGCGAATACAGTATCTCACACTCCAATGACATTACGTGCCCCTTTAGATCAATCTGGAGGTGTTAAAGCACTTCCTTCTATAGTAGAAAAAAACGGCTTACTTTATCTGCAATTTCATGGTGTTGAACTTAAGTGGAAAGCGTCGGTTCCGACAGTTATCGATAATACAAGTAAAGATACAGATTTTAGTGTTGGTACTTTATACACCGTGAGAGGCGAAGTATCAGGGGCACTTTCTGGTAAACACTTACTTTGTGTCAATAACGGTACGGCGTCATTTGATAGTCCAAAGTGGGTGCAAACATCCAAAGGCTTTGTCTATGACGATACGGGAGACCATGTCTACTTTATTGAAGCCATTGATTTGCAAGGTTCATGGGGCGATGACCAAACCGTCCCAATCATCAACGGTGAAAACACCAAAATCGATTTAAATGGCAACACAGTCAAAGTGTTTTGTCACCACACACAACTTCCGCTGGGCATTGCCAGCCACTAAGGACAATTTTATGGAACAAACAAACGAGCAGACTGCTTCAGCGGTCGAAACAACTGTGCCTGACACACAAGCGATTAATGAACAAGCAAGCACTGATGCAGAGCAAATGCTTGAGCTGCCAAGTATTAGTTATGACGATGTGTTAACTAAAATTGCCCTACGCCATGGGCAAGCGCAGGTTGAAGAAGCCTTAAAACTTGCTATTGCACAAGAGCAACAAGCCCATGTAGCAGCCTATCAAGAGTGGGAGCTTGAAGTGGTTGAAGTTGAAGCGCAGCGCCAAGAAGCACTGGCGCACAACGCCAACCTTGCTGCCGACAGTGACGAGCAAGTCGCAGTGCCCGAGCTGCCAGAACAACCGCAAATCGACATGTCGTTGCGACGCGCGTGTTATCGCAAAGAACACGTGGAGGTTGATTTAGCGCTGACTACAGAGCAACAGCCTGCACGCACTGAATATGACGACGAGGCCTTGGTGGCTTATATCTACCCTGCAACGCAAGCACACAGTGAAGCGCAAATCGCACAAGTTAAGCGTGAACGCTTTAAGCAAACTCGTAGGCAAGAACTTGCTCAACTGACGGTAGAAGTTGATGGCATGGTGTTTGATGCTGATGAGCTAAGCCAGCAACGCATGGCACGCAAGTTATTGGTGATGGAAGAACAGAGCTCTACCTCATGGGTACTGGCAAATAATGATGTCGTACAAGTAAGCAAAGAGCAATTGTTTAGTGCTTGCAAGCTCGCTTCTGAGCAACAAACCGCGTTGTGGATAGGCGAGTAACGCAGATAAAAACGCCATGATAAACCCGCTTAGGCGGGTTTTTTTATACATGTTACTTACACATTAATAAACATTGATAGGAGTACAGGGTGGCTATACTAACCCGCGCTGGGCGCATAGAACTCGCCAATGCGATAAAGCAAAAATCTATTTATTTAGCCTGGGGTCAAGGCGCAGCTGAGTGGGATACACAACTGCCCTCAGAGTCCAGTACGAGCACAGAGCTCACATCCATTCTTGGTTATCGCAAAGCCACACGAGTGCTCTATTGCGAAGCGGATGAACAGGGTGAAATTCAAGTGCCTAACGGTCGCTATAGAGTCGTTAATCATTCAACCCCTCATCTATATTGCCAATTTAACTATGACTTTAATGATGGGCTATCAAAATCAATTCGTGAATTGGGCCTGATGGTAGGGACAACACCTAAAGCAGGCACGCCTTCAGGGCAGTTGTATTTTCAACCAGAAGATATTGAACAAAAAGGCACCTTGCTGTTGTTAGAGCATCGCCCTGCGATTTATCGCGACCAAGGGGTACGTGAGTCTTTTGAATTTGTAATAAGCTTCTAAGGGAGCATTATGCAAGAACATATATACAATCAAATTGTCTCAGAGCATCCAGATTTTTATCAAAAGTTTGATGCCGCTAAACAATACGAGCAAATACTATTTCGAGCTGGTAAAGGGCTGCAAAGCCGTGAACTCAATGATGTGCAATGTCAGGTTAGTCATCAGCTAAAAGGCGTTGCCGATGCGCTACTTAAAGATGGTGATATTGTCGCAGGCGGAGGGGTCAGAATAGAAGCGCAACAAGCTCGTGTTGCGGCGGCATCCGTTTACATTCGCGGTGCAGTACGTCAGCTTGCGGAGCGATCATTTGATTTTGACACCAGTGGTGATGCGATCATTGGTGTATTGCTAGACAGTGAGGTTATCACTGAGCAAGAAGATGGTGAACTACGAGACCCTGCGGGTGTTAACTCGCCAATGCTAGCGCAAAATTATAATGAAGCGGGTGCTGCACGACTAAAAGTGACTGCACACTGGGGGTTATTAACTCAGGCGCAAAATACTAACACAGAGTTTTATCCTGTGTATCAAATTAATCAGGGCGTGTTGGTTATCAAGGAGGCTCCACCAGAGCAAGATTCGATTACACGTGCGCTGGCGCGTTATGATAGAGAGTCTAATGGCGGCAATTATGTCGTAGAAGGACTCGGTTTACACTACATTAAAACCGCCGAGGATCAGCAACACTTTAGCTTACAGGCTGGCAAAGCACACATCGCGGGTTATGAATTAAGTTACGCAACAGCACTGCCTGTTTCATTTGAGTTTGACCCAGACGTACAAAGCATCAAAACCGAAAAAGCCGAGTTAAGTGATGTACAAGATGCCAGTTCGCCAATCAAATTTGACTATCCTCCGGTAAAACAAGTTGAACGTGTCTATGCTGTGGTGCGTAAAGTAGCGATGCTCACGCGTAGCGACCAACTCCAAGACAGTTTTCCAAATACCAGTGTTGATACGGTCGAACAGATCTCTTATCAGGATAAAATCTATGTTGAACATGACGATTATGAGTTTGAGGGCAATCATATTGTTTGGAAACTAGCGGGTGAACGTCCGCCAGTGGGTAGCAGCTATCAGGTTACTTATACCTATGGCACCAGTGTGCCTGTCACATTCAACGCGACGCATTACAGTATTGATAAGTCATTTATAGACAGTGGTAATGAAGTTTTACCAGATCAAATCCGTGTTGATTATCAACGACATTCACCGCGTATTGATTTAATAGTCCTCAATGCGCAAGGGCAAGTAAAACGTATCAAAGGTGCATCTGTGCTAGAGCACCCTGAGCCTCCTCATGTACCTGAGCAGCATCTCCCTTTGGCATATGTCTATCAATATTGGGGTGAGTCAGTACCACGGGTGGAGTCTGTGGCGATTCATTCCCTGAGCATGCTGGATTTACAAAACATGCAAAGGCAGATCGGTGATCTGTACCAATTGCTAGCCATTGAGCGATTGCGAAATGATGCCAACAGTCAAGATCCAGCCAGCAAGTACGGGGTGTTTGTTGATCCATTTCTTGATGATGATCTGCGTGACCAAGGACGTGAACAAAGTGCAGCCATTATTGATGGTGAGCTAACGCTGCCAGTTGATGCCATCGTCAGTGCGCTCAATGCTAGTAGCACCGAGTTATTACCCTATGAGCTTGAAGATGTGTTGACTCAGCCAAAACGTACAGGACAAATGAAGGTTAATCCTTATCAGGCGTTTGAGCCTGTTCCAGCAGAGGTTACTTTATCACCCAATGTGGATCACTGGACAGTCACCACACAGCGCTGGAGCAGTCCGATTACTCGACGCTTCAATCGTGGCGGTGGTCGTATTCGCAGAATTAGTACGCGTGTTGAAACGCAACGAGTGGGGGTACAAACCCAGCAAGTGGAATTTTTACGACCAAGAACAGTACGCTTCTCTATTTCTGGATTTGGTCCAGGGGAAGAACTGGAAACCGTCTTGTTCGATGGCATTACACTAACTGCGGAGGAGATCTAATGGTTCAAGCCGATTCAAATGGTCAGTTAACAGGGCGCTTTACCATACCACCACAAAGCGAGGTACAGATCCCTGCGGGTACAAAATCCGTTATCTTTCAGGGCAAAGGTGGCTCAAGAGGGACTGCGACCTATACCAGCAGTGGTCAAATTCGTACAGAAACACTAGCACAGGTTACCACCATTACCACCGAGCGCTTTGACCCATTGGCACAAACTTTCACATTACAGCAAAGCCGATTTATAGCCGCGGTCGAGCTGTTCTTTACTGCCAAGGGAGAAGAGTCCGTACAGGTGCAAATTCGTGAAGTTGTACAAGGTATTCCAACGCAAACTGTGTTGGCGCAAAGCCGTGTTCAAAGCAGTGCTATTTCTTTGACTGATGCCACATTATTTAGCTTCACACCTGTGCTACTACAGTCTGGGCAAGAATACGCCATTGTGGTACTGACCGATGGCGCAGCCCATGAAGTGGCAATAGCCGAACTTGGAAAATATGACCAACAACATGGTTGGGTAACCAGTCAGCCTTATCAAGTTGGGGTATTACTGTCTTCAAGTAACGCCAGTACTTGGACACCACATCAGGATAAAGATCTGACCTTTAAGCTTAAGGCAGCCAAGTTTACCAGCACACAACGTACGGTCAATTTGGGTGACATATCAGTTACTCAAGCCTCTGATTTAATGGCGCTTGCCGTTGTGCAAAGACCAAGTTCAGACACATCGGTGAACTTCACTCTAACGGGCACGGGGGGCAGTAGTGCGGATAGTTTCACGCTAGAAAATATTCAAGAGTGGACGCCACAGCAGTTAACCAAGAAGTTTAACGGCAATGTTAATGTGCGCGCCACATTATCAGGTTCTAGCACATTGAGCCCGGTATTATTTGCGGGCAGCCAGTGCGCGGCGGGCGAAGTCATGCTTGGTGCTGATTACATCAGCCGTCAGATCAGCTACCGCGTTGGTGGGCGTTTTACCGTGAGTTTTGAAGCGGTATTGCAAGAAGGCGCTACCGTGGAGGTACAACTTGAACAGGACGATGGTAGTTGGTTAACCGTGCCGTTAAGTGCACAGCACAGCAGTGATAACGGCTGGCGACAGTATGATTACGTACATAGTTTTGCCCCATCTTCAGAGCAAGACCCAGCTGTAAAAGGCACACGGGTTAAGCTTCTGCTCGGTGGCACGGCTGCTAATCGTCCCCGCATCGCGAATCTGAGAGCATTTTCAACTTAAGGAGCGTTTATGAGTGTTGAAATTAACACACCTCACCGTTCGTACCCTCTGCCACACCAAAGCAACTTACTCGAGCAAGATGTTTTAAGGCTGATCAGCGCACTTGGTAAAATTGATGAGGATATGGCTGATCAGATACAGGCAATAGCTTTGCAACAAAGCGCGTTACAAGTACAGCAGCAGAAACTGGAGCAACAAAAACTCGATACCACCGAAGCTTTGGCGGCAATTGCACAAACCATGAGTGACCAGCAGGCAGAACATGCTCAGTTGCATCGCAAACAAAAAATCAATCACCTACTAGGTGAGTCTTTATACCCACTCTAAGAGGATATTATGGCAACCATCAATAACGCCATTCAGGAAATGGTCGACCATTTAGTGACCAAAATGCGCAGTAATGAAAAACTCAGCGCGGAAGAGCAAACCTTAGTCAGCAATGCTATTCAAAAATTGGGCAGCAGCGCTAACCTAGAAGCGGCCATTCTAGCTGTGGCAGAAGGGCATTTGGATGACGCGACCAATGCGCTACAACAAGTCACCGATGTAGTAAAAAGTGACATCACCGCGGCGAAAAACAGTGTTGTTGACGCTTCCTCCACATTAGTCAGTAACGCACAAAAGTTGGCGCAATTGGATGAAGTCACGCCATTGGTCAAGGAAATACAAGATAAACAAAAGTTACAAGAGGCGAAAAGAGAGAAATCACTTTTTGCGATACGGTCTATTGAAACGCCTGGCGGTAACGGTAACTTTTCCCGTTCAACGGCTGTAATGGCTATCTATGACAGTAATGGTGAGACATATCTGACTCGACCTAGCTACACATACAATAGCGCAGAACAAGCCAGCAAGTTGCAGCATGTAAAACTTGATGCTAGTGGTAATCAAACTGTACTACGTAGTAGCCTTGTTAATGCTAGTAATTTTCAGCAAAATCCTTCGTCGTATACTTACTATTACAGTACGAGTGCGCTGGTACCCTTAGGTTTGAAAGAAGAGCCAGATAATATTGCTTATGAAGTAGTTTACAGTAATCAAAAATCACAAAATGCGGCTATTACTGAGTATGCAGGTATATTTGTAAATGGTCAGGGTTATGAGACCAGAACCCTGCCAGAACAAAACCTAAATGCTACCGATCAGTTCGGTATTGAAACCATGACCAGCCATAAACATGATGAAGTTGCGGTACTGTACGACAACACTAAGCATTGCCTAGTGATGGTGGAAGCGACCACCAATCTGATTGTAGAGAAGTATCGCAATGGCAATATCATTACCGGTATCGGGATTGCCAACTCCAATGAGCTACAAGAATATGTAGATAGCGGCAATTTTACGACGCTGGTTTTTATGGACAATCATCTGCCTCATCCGGTGGGAGTTATTCGTGGTTCGCAAAACGAAGGGACTATGAGTTCACAAGCTCTCAACTATGAAGGGTTTTTTGGTGTAATTGATGGTGAGGTGAAGTTAGGAAAAGGTAGATACAGTGCACATTACCGCTTTACTGAAAATAGAACCCTTGAGCCACTGAACTACACGTTTGTTTCAAACTCCGATGATAGCTGGCAGCACGGTACCTACGGAACCACAAATGGTGAAGGGGAAGTCACAGTGTTATTGGAATCCGTCTCTGGTGAAATTTTAGGCACATATAGCTACCGCTCTAAATCGGATGTCGGTGGGAAAACTTCGGGACTTATGCCAACAGCCATTATGGCGATCAATCCATATTCGCATGTAGGCTTATTAAATGAGTTTACGGTGAGTGGTTACTATGGTCTTGGCAGAACGTTTAGAGCCATTTAAATTACAAGGAGTTTAATATGAACAGTTATTATGATGCTCAAAAAGGCATGTATATAGATGGTAGTTTTTGGCTGGTACACCCTGATACAGGTGAGCGCTGGAATGACAGTACAGCACAAGCGTATTTAGCTAATAGCCAGTCTAGTGACGCAGAGCAGCAAAAATTGCAATTCCTTAAAGAGCAAAAAGTGGCCGAGGTAAAACGTCTGACTTATCGTCGTTTAACTACCGAGCAATGGCAACTGGAAAGAGCACAAGAGCGTTTAGAAGTTGCCAAATTGGCTCAAGACAGTGCACGAGTCGCGTCTGCCACAGAGGTATTGTCTAACGTGCTGGCTTATCGAGAGTCATTACGCCAAGCCAGTAACGACGCAGAAGCACATATTATGCAGATGTCGTCGTTAGAGGAGCTAAGCAATTACCATTATAAGCTGGATGAGTTTGCCGAGGAATAAGGTCTAGAAACACTAATTAGTGTGAACCGGACAGCATTGACCTGTTTTAACTCCTAAAAATCAGTAAGATACACATATGCTGATTAATCAACTCAATTGAGAGATGAGTTACTTAGCAAACACAATCCCAACTTGCCCTAAAAGCCTGCTTCTTTAAGCAGGCTTTTTTATTAGCAAAAATAATGGGGCATGTTTACATACCTAGCGGCTGCTACAATGAAGTCTCTAGGTATGTGGCCAAGCAGCCTAACGATGAGCTGGGCTTGCTGAAACACTAAGTTATGAGCATAGTTTCTCGCTAAGCGATTAGTGACAGTGCGAGCCTTAATTTAAATAGTTCGTACCGGACAGCATTGACCTGTTTTAACTCCTAAAAATCAGTAAGATACACATATGCTGATTAATCATCTCAATGGCGAGATGAGTTACTTAGCAAGTACAGTCCCATTTTTGCATTAACAGCCTGCTTCATTAAGCAGGCTTTTTTATTGGCAAAGTGAAAAAGGTTGCGACAGTAAGCATTGAGGTTGGAATTAGTTTCACGTGTGATGAAACTTTTCTACCGTGTCATGCACTAACTTGTTATGAGTAACGAGATGAACACATTTAAGTGTTTTAAAGAGGGCAGCATTGACCTGTTTAAAACCATAAAAATCAGTAAGATACACATATACTGAATGATTAACTAAATGCTTCTCTACAGCGTTTGGTTACAACAAGCTCCATTATCCAAGCAAATTGGCCTGCACTTCGGTGCAGGCTTTTTTATTGGCCTCAGAGGTACTTTATGCGCGTTTTTAATTTATTAGATATGTCCAAGGTGCCACTACCTGACACCATTACAGAGCTGGATTTTGAACACAAGCTTGCAAAGCTTAAAGAAAAGCTATTATCGCATTACCCTCAGTATACAGAGGCATTGGGCCTTGAGTCTGAGCCGATGCTAGTGATGTTAGAAATGATGGCATATCAGCAGCTTCTGTTTGATGGCAAACTCAATGATGCCGTCAAAGGTAATATGCTCGCCAGTGCCAAAGGGAACGACTTGGACGCCATCGCCGCACGCTACAACTTAGCGCGACAAGATGACGAAACCGATGAGCGCTTTAAACGCCGTATTCAAATGGTCTTTGAAGGGCTAAACACAGCAGGTAGTAAGCAGGCGTATCAGTTTCATGCACTCTCAGCAGACTCCAGAGTAAAGGATGTTTACGTCGCAAGTCCTGAGCCGTGTGATATTCATCTCACGATTTTAAGTCATGAACAACACGGTCAACCATCCACCGAACTGTTAAATACATTGCATAAATACTTTGGGTTAAATGCGGATGGCAGTATGAGTAATCATGCTTCTAAAGTGAGACCGCTCGGCGACAGAGTAACAATAGCAGGCCCAGCAACGAAAGAATTTGCACTGGAAGTCGCCATAAATATTGCACCAGGCCCCGCCGCGTCGGTTGTGGAACAGACTGTGAAAACAGCATTAAATCAATATTTGGCTCAGCAAAGTTTACTGGGAAGAGATATTAACCAAATGGGACTGTTTGCAGCGCTTAACCAAAGCGGTGTGGAAAGTGGTCGCATTATAAGCCCAACTGAGGATATTCAGGTGGCAGCCAATGAAGTGGCACTATGCACAAGCATTACCGTTCATGCGGCGGTGGTTGAGGATGCGTAATGGATCATTTTGAAAACTTACCAAAGTTACTCCCAAGTAGTGCCAGCCAATTATTACAGGCTTTGACTCAGTTATTGACCTATCCGGATAAAACCGAGCTGTTGCATGACATTTGGCATCCGCAAAAATGTCCCGCGCAGCTATTACCTTGGCTGGCATGGTCGCTATCTGTCGATGATTGGAACGACGCTTGGAGTGAAAAAAATAAGCGCCAAGTGATTGCTGATGCTTTTGAAGTACATCGTTATAAAGCCACGCCCTATGCGCTTAAAAAAGCGTTAGATAGCTTAGGTATTGAAACGGATATTCAAGAATGGTGGCAAAGTGAAGGTGCCAAGCGCGGTACGGTAATTGTACACGCATTAGTGAACCAGAACTTGGACAGCAATGAGCAGGGATTGCTTACTAAAGCCATGTTGGAACAGGTCAAACGCATTGTTGATACGGCAAAGCGTGCCGCAGTACATGTTGAGGTTCAACTTGGTATTTCGTTAAAAGAATCTTTTGGAACTGGGTTGTTTAGTGGTGCAAGGATTGGACTCGCCCGCAAGGATGGGGCATTTAACGGGGTTCGTCCAGATAGCATTGCACTTAAAGCTGGCGCATCTATAGCGACCCAGCATGGTCTTGCAAGCTTAGATAAACACACTCAATTCCAAGGGGTTACACCGGAACAAGCGCATGGAAAAACAGCGGTTGTATTGGCAGGAAAAAGTGCTTTGGCTCGCTGTGAATATCAGGCCGGTTGGTTGGGGTTGGCACCAGAGCCCGCTGCAATTTCTCAGGGGATTTCTGCGCTATTAACACGTATTCAGTTTAACCATTTAACCTTACAAGGAGCGACTTAATGTCAGCACTAACCTTGCAGTTTACGCAAGCCGGTCTTGATGCTTTGCTCAGTGCCACGCAACGCGGATTCAAAGGCAAAATCAGTCACATGGCTTTTGGTGATGCAGCCTATACACCCACCAAAACACAAACCGCACTGAAAGGCGAAAAAGAGCGGGTCGCCATTGTTGATACCGATTACAGCGAGGGCGAAAGCAGCAGTTTGAAAATAGCCGCTAAATTCGATGCACCTTTGGAGTACGCCATTCGCGAAATTGGGGTGTTTATTGAGTCACCCGATTATAACGGTGAAGGTGAGCCCGAACTCATTTTGCTCGGTGTGTACTCACAAGAAAACACTACTTTAGGTTATCGCACCCCAGATGTAAAAGTGTTGCAGTGGCTCACTTTATCACTGGCGCAAATTCCATCAGACAGTGTGGAAGTCAAAGTGGGTGTCGATAACCTCAATATCATTGTGGACAGAGAGCTTGCCGATATGGCGTTGGTACAGCTTAACACCATGCAACGTCAAATCGAACAAGAGCTGCGTTTAGTGGCTTTAGAGCAAGCTCAATAACTTAGGAGTGATCATGTCAGAACAAGAGAAAACCATGACACAGCGTTTAACCGATGTGGTAACCGCTGCCGATAGTTTGACCCAAACTGTGCAAAACCAAATTGGGCAAATTAATAGTACCGTTAGTGCCAAGATGGGTGAGGTTGAATCTACCGTAACTTCCACGATTAACAAACTAGAAGAGAAGTCGTCTGCGCTTTCGAATGATATTGCAGGCTTTATTGATAGTCGATTTCGAACTGAGTTGCCTTTTTTCAGAGCAACACGCAATCAAGAGTTGAAAATTAATGGAAGTTTGACACCTGGAACTAAAGGGATCCCTGATGGTTTTGGTTGCCGTAATACCGCTCACTATGAGTGTGAAATTGTTGCTTATTCACAACATGGAACTGAAGCTGAAGACAAAGATCCTGAAATACAGGCTATGTATAGGGATATAAAAGGCGGTGTTCCTAAATATAATCAGCCTGACTTCGCAATAGTTAGAGTAAAAGCATTAGAAGTAGATGACTATCCAGATTTTTCTAATGCTTATTCGATTTACCAAGGAGGGCTACCACAGAATGTGCCTTTTACTCATGGCGGCTGGATAAAAGCTGAGCAAGGTAGGGTTCGCTTTACTTATCCTTTGGATCAGTATGAAGTCCCAGTCGATGGTAAGTGGCATGAAGTAACGCGGCACGAAAATATGCCTAATGGTGGGGCAAACTACAACTTTGGACCTCACATATACTTGGAAAAAGGAGCCAGCTGCTTGATTGCTCTTCCTGGTGTTACTTTTGGTAAGGTGCCAAAAGGTAAGTGGGGCTATTTTGAAAAACCACAATTTGAAAGGTGATTATAATGGTTGAACAATTAGTAAAAAAGACAGATGAGCTGGGAGGAGAGCGTTCTCAGTATGATATCGATAATGACTTACGTCACTATTTGTACAAAACCGATTGGTACGTAATAAGAGAAGTTGAAACTGGTAAAGCTATTCCAGCTGATGTTAAGCAACTTAGAGAGCTCGCCAGAGCTGAGATAAAAGTTCAAGCTATCTAACCCTCTTCGGGCACATCGTCCGCCGTTAATCCTCCAGCCATTGTTTATTTTAAAAGGCTGAGCATTTATATCAGAGAATCACTATGAATCATCGCAGTACCCTAGTTGAAAAGGTGCTTGAGTACCTGACGTCTGGATTACAGGGCGTCGCACAGGTGGGTTTGATAAAACCTGTTATGCCTTATCCAGACTTAACCCAAGTGGCGCAGCTGTGTGTCACACTGGTATCAGAACGTCAAGCCAGTGAGTTGCAAAGTACAGGTGCCGCCTCAGGTGTCACTTATGGGCCCACGTCAAATAAGAACTTAAGCCCAAATCCACTCGACAGACGAGTGCTGAAATTGCAACTAGATATCGAAGCTGAAGATGCCGATAACATCGCGCTACTAAAGCGGTTAGACGGGGTGATTGATAGCAGTGAAGCGCTGATGCAGGCAGACGATGTGCCCGTTCCTTGGCAACACTTTGTCGCTCATAGCGGCGAGTTTGCATTTACCAAACAAAGCGACACCACGATAGGTAAGGCTAAGCTGGTTTGGGAGTTTTACTATCAAGTTGAGCTTCCTGAAGAAGCACCAGGTCCTGTGATAACCGATGTATATCTAGGCCCACACGGTGGAGAACATCATCATGTGGCTACCGTGAATGCCGAAGGTGAAGTGGTCATCGCGGAGGTGGAAAATGCAGGCTAACCCTCTACAAGGTAATCTGGCACAGGCAGATATGCAAAGCCGTTTGGCTAAGCTTATCTCACTTGGCACTGTGAATGAGGTGGATTACGAAAAGGCCAAAGTACGTGTGAAAATTGGTAGCTGGTTAACAACTTGGCTCCCTTGGCTGACTAATCAGGCATTTAACGACTTAACTTGGCAAGCGCCAGAGGTGGGTGAACAGGTCATGGTACTTGCCCCTTGTGGTGATTTAGCACAAGGCGTGGTGCTTGGCAGCTTGTATCAAAATGGCCATAACTTAGAAAGTGTGGCCAGTGATGTGGGCAAGGATGAACGGGTCAATGTACAACGTACCAAATATCAGGATGGTTCCATGGTGGAATATGACCGCAAGAAGCACCAATACCTGATAGACGTTAAGGAAGATACCGCGGTTATCAAGCTCAAGTCTGCCAAAGACATTATTTTAGAATGTGATAACGACTTAAACATCACAGTCAAAAACAACGCCACCGTTAATGTAACGGGGAATGCCACGGTCAATGCTGACAAGAATATTGCAGTAACGGCCGCAGATAACCTCAGTTTAAAGGGTAAAACCCTTGACCTTGAAGCGACTGGTGGTGATTTAACGGTTAAAGCATCGGCTACGCTCAAACTCAACGGTAGTAAGATCAGCGCTCAGGAGTAAGTTATGCCGGCAATTTCAGTTGATGCCCACATCACAGACTTACACGTGGGCTTTTTACCCGGTTCCATCAGTGCGTCGCAAACCAGCTTTACCGTGGCGGGAAAACCGGTATTGCGACAGGGCGACTCAATAAGCACGCATAATCTAGCTGCTGATCCTAAAGTAAAACATGTCGGTGCGACGGTTGCGCAAGGAGCTGGCAGTTTTACTATCGCAGGGAAGGCGGTTGCGCGTCTTGGCGACCCCACCAGTTGTGGTGGCAAAATCGCACTAGGAGTCGGTAGTTTCACAGTCGGTGGTTAATGCAAAAGGTTACAAAATGATAGGCATGAATGCTCAAACGGGTCGGCCGCTCTCGGGCGTTGACCATCTAAAACAAAGTATTCGGGACATAGTCACAACGCCGCTTGGCAGTCGCGTCATGCGGCGTGACTATGGGTGTGGTTTATTCGACTTACTCGACAGCCCATTTTCCAGTTCTTTGGTGGGAGATATCACTCTGGCGATTTCAGAGGGATTGGAAAAATGGGAGCCTCGCTTTCGTCTTGAATCGGTTGCCGTGCATCCAGCCGGCAGCGGTAAGTTGTCTATAGATATTAATGGTTTGTATTTAATTAATGGCGAACCAGTAATCATTGAAGGCATACAAGTGTAACAACACAAAACTCTTATTTTTTAAATCTTAAAACCACGCTAAGCGTGGTTTTTTTGTTTCTAACTGACATACCCTTAAAGGAGAATCATATGTCACAATTTCTACATGGTGTAGAGGTGATCGAGGCGCAATCAGGCACTCGTCCAATCAAAACAGTAAAAAGCTCAGTAATTGGCTTAGTAGGTACAGCGCCATTCGCTGACGAAGAAGCGTTTCCACTTAATACACCTGTATTAATTGCAGGTAAACGAGCAGAAGCCGCGAAATTAGTAAGCCCAAGCAATGCTGATTTCAAAGCGCGTTTAGCGACATTACGTGCTGCTGCAGAAGCAGAAGCGGTTGCAGCTCACAAAGCGGCAAATGGTGATGTTGAACCAACGGCTGACGAGTTAGCAGCGATTCAGGAAAAAGTTGAGAAAACAGTCACCGACGTTGAGTATGGCCTTAAGGGTTCATTAGTTCCTGCGATTGACGGTATTTTCGACCAAGCTGGCGCTGTTGTGATTGTGGTACGTGTTGCTGATGGTGACGAAGCAACTGTGACTAACAACATCATCGGTGGTGTTGATAGCGATGGCGCTTACACAGGTATGCAGGCACTACTAGGTGCTGAGTCAGTCGTGGGTGTTGCTCCTCGTATTCTAATCGCCCCAGGTTACACGCACCAGAAGAACGGTACTGAGAAGAACCCAGTAGTTTCTAACATGGTTACAGTTGCAGAGCGTTTACGCGCTGTGATTATCGCTGATGGCCCAAGTACAGACGACAACGCAGCAAAAGCATATCGTAAAGACTTCGGCTCACGCCGTGTGTTTGTGGTTGACCCTGCGGTTAAAGTATTCCGTGACGGTAAATCTGTGGTTGAACCGGCTAGTTCACGTGTTGCGGGTATGATTGCAAAATCAGACAACGACCGTGGTTTCTGGTGGAGCCCAAGTAACACTAACATGAATGGTATCGTAGCGACTGAACGTCCAATCGACTTCCAGTTAGGTGATGCTAACGCTCGTGCTAACTTACTGAACGAAAACGAAGTTGCGACGATTATCCGTCAAAATGGCTTCAAGTTATGGGGTAACCGCACGTGTTCTGACGACCCTAAATGGGCGTTCCTGTCTGTGGTTCGTACAGCGGACATGATCAACGACTCATTACTACGTGCTCACATGTGGGCGGTAGACCGTAACATCACAAAAACTTACATCGAAGATGTGACGCAAAGCGTACAGTCATACCTTGATAGCTTAAAAGCGCAAGGTGCGATTATCGGCGGTCAAATCTGGGCTGATGCAGACCTGAACACACCTGAAAACATTCAGGCAGGTAAAGTGTACTTTAGCTTCGACTTTACACCACCAACACCTGCTGAGCACATCACCTTCAAGAGCATTCTTACCAACAACTACCTAGAGGAAATCGTATAATGGCAATGTCTCCTAAAATCTTAAAAAAATTCAAGCTATTCGTTGATGGTAAAGGCTACCTAGGTATTGCTGACGAAATCACGTTGCCAAAAGTAACAGTGAAAACACGCGAAGTAACCTCAGGTTTCCAAGCGCCAATCGAACTTGATGTAGGCCAGCTTGAAAAGCTTGAAGGCTCAGTAACACTACTTGAGTACAACGCTGACATGATGAAGCTACTAGGTGACTGGAGTGGTAAAACAACACCACTAACAGCACGTGGTGCGATTCAAGCACAAGGCGAAGAGCCTGTGCCAGTGAAAGTGACTCTAGAAGGCTTCTTCAAAGAAGTTGATATGGGCAACTGGAAAGACGGCGAAGAAGCGAAATTGACGCTTCAATACGCGGTTCAAAAATACAAGCTAGAAATTGGTCAGGATGTTATCTACGACATCGACCTACAAAACGACACTCGTATTATCAACGGTAAAGATCAAATGGCACTTCTACGTGCTGCAATTGGAGCTTAATAAATTATGACAGATATCATTAAACTGAACTTCCCAGTCACGGTCGATGCGCATGAGTATGCAGAACTAAAGATGAGACGACCAAAAGTACGTGATCGTTTAATGGTGGACAAAACAGATTTGAGTGAATCAGAGAGCGAAATTCGCTACTTCTCGAATTTGTGTGAAGTTTCTCCAGACGTGATTGAAGAACTTGACTGGAGCGACTTTGTCAAGTTACGAGAAAAGCTACAGGCTTTTCTCGTATCCCGCCCAAGCGCTTAAAAGCCATGGTTATTGCCCTCGCTAAATATACTGGGTGGGGCCTAAACGAGTTAAACGCGCTGACCGAGCCTGAGCTATGCGAATGGTTCGAGGCAGCCGTTGAATACAAACAATCCACAGAGGCAGGGTAACCCCTGCCTTTTTTGTACGGCAAATAACATTGCTTAGTGTTATTTGCCGTACAAAATACAAACACCACGCCTGTCACTGCACACCATCCCTCCTTTGGTAATCAATGCAGAGTTATCACAGGCACTTCGCTCACTTCTATGTATTTCTCAGGTATTGCTATGACATTTGTGGATCCTTCCGATCAAAATCGCGCCACACAACAGGGTGCATCAACTTTGCAGGGAACTGCTGAAAATAAAGTGAAAAACAAGCTGCCAAAAATTCAGCCATATGAAGATATTAGCGCCAGTGCCGAATTGCTTGGACAGGTGATGCAACAGCTTCAATCGCAAGCGCTGGCTTTTGACAGCAAACCCCTTGAATCACTACTTGGCTTACTTGCCACGTTCAACGTTAATGATTTGCTTGCAAACCATATTACCGACCTGCGTGCGCATTTGTTGGAGTTGAACGCGGCTTTAGAGGTGAGTGCAAGTTCATCAGCTGTAAATATCACGAGTCCTTCGCAACAAACACCGATTGCCAGCAATACAGGGCGTGATAACGCGGCAAATGTAGAAGCTGGTTTGTTGAATGTTGAAGAGTCCGTGGTACGCCAGCTTGGTACACAAAGTATCATGAGCGAGAACCTAGTTTCAGTACAAGCCAGTACGCTTGGTTTGCTCAAAGCGATAGATGTTGAATCTCTGGATGACAGCCTAACATCGTTGGACTGGTCTATCGGTGCAGTTACTCATTCGATTGAGCAGCTCTCCAATGAGTTACCAAGTGGCGTAGAGGAGGGGGTCGGCAATGCGATACGAGAGTTACTTGATACGGTTGCAAGCCTCAAAGTAAAAGGTGTTAGTACACAACAAATAAACAAGGTAACAAAGCAGGCTGCGGCAAGCACAACCGCTCAAAACCAGCAGATGGCTGACAATAAAGGCCCAGCGCCAGACAAACTTAAGCCGGCCGTGCCTTCTGCGAATAAGCTGATTGCCAAAACAGTGGCTAATCCAATTTTTGACAAGGGCAAAGCATCTAAAATTAGTACAGCGCTGCACGATAAGCCGCTTGGTAAAAACAAACGAGCTGGTAAAAAACGAGGCGCCGTACAAACACAAACTCAGGTGTCTAAAAAACAGGCATCCAGCAAGCTGCCAGCAGTCAATCAGCTGAATATGCAAGCTGTTGCTGAGGGCGATTTGGCTTCAATTTTAGAGCTGGCGCCACAGCTGTTAAAAGCCGCTAACCTCAAAGGTCCAGCAAAGGCGTTGAAAACCGCAATGCCGGCGCTTAAGCAATTAGATTTGCAAGGTATCGCATCCGGAGACTTATCTTCGGTATTGGATGCAGGTCCTGATTTACTTAAAGCGGCCAATTTAAAAGGCCCAGCTAAAGCGCTGAAAACCGCAATGCCGGCGCTTAAGCAATTAGATTTGCAAGGTATTGCATCGGGAGATTTATCTTCGGTATTGGATGCCGGTCCTGATTTACTCAAAGCGGCCAATTTAAAAGGCCCAGCCAAAGCGCTGAAAACCGCGATGCCGGCGCTTAAGCAATTAGATTTGCAAGGTATTGCATCGGGAGATTTATCTTCGGTATTGGATGCAGGTCCTGATTTACTCAAAGCGGCTAATTTAAAAGGCCCAGCTAAGGCGCTGAAAACCGCAATGCCGGCGCTTAAGCAATTAGATTTGCAAGGTATTGCATCGGGAGATTTATCTTCGCTATTGGATGCCGGTCCTAATTTACTTAAAGCGGCTAATTTAAAAGGCCCAGCTAAGGCGCTGAAAACCGCAATGCCAGCACTGAAGCAATTAGATTTGCAAGGTATTGCATCGGGAGATTTATCTTCGCTATTGGATGCAGGTCCTGATTTACTTAAAGCGGCTAATTTAAAAGGCCCAGCTAAGGCGCTGAAAACAGCGTTACCGGGCTTAAAACAATTAGACTTGCAGGGCATTGCGGCTGGAGACATGTCATCGCTGTTAGATGCAGGTCCAGATTTACTTAAGGCGGCAAACCTGCAAGGTCCAGCAGATGCACTTAAAAAGTCCATACCCGCACTGAAGCAGCTAGACATGAAAGGCATCATGGATGGTGACCTTCAATCATTGGTCAAAGCGGGCCCTGATCTTCTTAACTCGTTCGGTCTAAACGATGCGGCTTCCGTTTTTGAAAAACACGCTTCTGCCATTGGCAAGCTTGATTTCAAAGGGATCCTAAATGGTGACTTATCATCGATAGGCGATGCCGCAACTGACTTCTTTGAGAACTTAGGCAGCGATGACGCGCCAGAAGAGCAAAAAGATAAGCCAAAAAAAGGGAAAAAGCGTAATAGAAAACGCAATAAAGCAAAACGCAAAGGGACTAAAAATCGTCAGTCTCAGCCGCGTAGCAATACCCAACCATGGGTAAAAGACGCACAGGATGATACTGAACACAATTTGTCCAATAAGCATAAAGGTAAACCTGCACAATCACCAAAACCCGCGCTAAAGGTATTGGAAGGAGGCCGCAAAGATAACGCCAAGCAAGCCGCTGCGTCGAATAAGTCTCAGTCAGCGAGCCAAGCGAAACTAGGTAAAGGCGTCGCCGCGAATGACCCAGTTTTTGGTGGTAACAAGCAGGCTAAGCCTAAAGTGGGTGGTTTTGTTAAGAGATTAATGAAAAACCCGCTAGCCAAAACATTAGGTCGATTTACTGGCCCGCTTAGAGCCATTATGAGCGCTGCGGATATTGGCGGTACATTGGCCGATGATAGCCTAAGCAAACGCGAGAAATCGCAGCAAATTGGTTCTGCAGCAGGTGGTGCCGGTGGCGCGCTCGCAGGAGCTGCGGCAGGGGCTGCCATTGGTTCAATCATTCCAGGTGTGGGCACGTTGATTGGCGGTGCGATTGGTGGCGCAATTGGTTCGTTTGGAGGTGAGTCATTAGGTGGCTTCTTAGGCGATTGGTTTGGTAGCTCGCTCGAAGATAGTGATGCAAAACAATCAGCAGCTCAGCAAACTGATGCAGCGACAACGCACGCGTTAACGATTGCCAACGTAGATGCTTCTTTGGGCGGTGCGGCCAACGATCCAAGCTTTGAGCAGGGAAGTTCGCATAACGCTCTGGCGAAGAGTCGTTCTCATAGTGCAAAGGCAAGCCAAAAATTAGCGCCAGCACAACAACTTGCCGACGAACAGCAGGCGGATATGTTGGCGAGCAATCCAAGTGATCTCAATACGCTAGGGCAAAAAACGACTAGCGATAAATCACCAGCGCAGCATGTAAACAGTAGCGTTACCGTGAATGCCAATATTACGGTCAATGCGACACCAGAGATGTCGGCATTGGATATTGCTGAGCAAATCAAGCAAGTTCTTGAGGAAAAACAACAGCAAGCACAGCGTGATATGCGCTTGCGATATATTGATGAGGTAGCTAATGGCTAAAGTAAGTCACGCGTCACATATGATGCAACTGGGGGACTATAAGTTCTCGGTGAGCAGTGCGGCGTTTAGCAAATTATCTTACGCGACGGAGTATCGCTGGAAAACCCAAGACTCTCAAACAGAAGGTAAAAGCCCAGTCCAGCAGTTTGTTGGAGTGGGGGCACAGACTATCAATTTAGATGGCACGATTTATCCCCAGCTCGTCAAAGATGGGCTCCATCAAGTGGATAACATGAGAGCTGAAGCGGCGAAGGGCAAACCGCTTACGCTTGGCTATGTGAAAGTAAATGGTAAGTCTGATGCTTCCGTGGGCAGGATCTTAGGGAAATGGATCATTAAATCAATCAATGAGGAGCGTTCATTATTTCTCAATGATGGTATTCCCAGAGAAATCCAATTTCAAATGACCTTAGATCGTTACGACGGCAATACCAAGTAAGGAGATGAACAATGAGCGGGGTAACTTATATTACGCGTGATGGTGATTGCTTAGACAATATCTGTTGGCATCATTATGGTCGTAGCAGCACTATGGTTGAAATGGTGCTTGAAGCAAACCATGGTTTGGCTGAATTAGGGGCTATATATCCAGAAAATATCGCGATATTTCTTCCCGAGGTAATTGAAAAGCCAGTACAGCAGAACATTATCAACATCTGGGACTGAGGAACAAATCATGAATATTCAACCTCAGTTTTCTATCAAAACCAATGCAAAAGAAGTTGCACAACGCCTGATAGACCGCGTTGTTAACGTTACGGTCAAGCTCAAAACGGGCTTGGCCAGCGACAGTTGCTATGTGCGTTTTGACAACCTAGAAGTTGCGCCAATTCAACAACCTAAGCCTACTGATGTTATCGAGATTGCGATGGGATATAAAGAGGGCAATGAGGATAAAAGCGCTACGCTTCATCCTCTTGGCCGCTTTGAGGTGGGAGAGTTCAGCTTGACGGGCCCTGTGCGCTCACTGGAACTGTTTGGCAATAAACTGCTTTGGCACACAGCGCTCAAAGCCCCTAAGCAACGCTCTTGGCCTAAAGACCCTAAACAGCCGAAAAAGTTGGGGGAGCTGGTATCCGATATTGCTGGCGAGTACGGTCTTGATGCTAGAGTGGGCGAGGCGTTTATCAACATCGAGCTGCCGCATATTGAACAAAATGAAAGTGACGCTCAACTGCTCACATCACTTGCCGAGCAATTTGACGCCATCTTAAAAATCTCCCACGACAAATTGATTTTTATGGCCAGAGGCACGGGCCGAAGTTTATCTGGTCAGGCGTTAAAAGAAGTTGAGCTCACGACCTCTGACATTCTAAGTTGGCGATATGACAAAGATGCCTGTCGCGAGGTGGGGGATGTGACGGCATTCTACCACGATATTGACACGGCTGAGCGGGTGCCAGTTAAAGTGGGCAGTGGCAGTCCAAGTGTCGTACTGTCTTACGTATATGCCGATAAGGCAACCGCTACAAGAGCGGCTAAAGCAAAACTAAATCGTCTAAAACGCGCCAGCACCAGTAGTCTCATCTCTTGTATCGGTAATGCCCAAATCGTTGCTGGTGGCATTGTTAAAATATCTAACACTAAAAGCGACTTAGATGGTAGCTGGTTCGTCTGTGAGGTTGAGCATTGTATCAACAAACAGGGCTTCCGCTCTCACTTGGTTTGTGAGCAGCTCGCTTAATTCCTTCATTCATAGATGTATCGAATGAGTACCTATTTTACCCATTTTAAACTTGACGGGCGTATCTACAAAACATCGATACGTTCGTGACACTTCTTCTATAAATCCTACCAACGATTCCTTTCTCCAACTAAGGCCATCCTGTGCGCTAAGCGCAGGCTCTGGCCTCCTTCCTAATTTACCAAGCTCACTATCATTATTTAAAAATACATAGACTTACATTAGTACCCTTTTTAGTTACTTAAGAAACATGTATGATCGCTTTCGCTATAAAGCACAATCAAAAAAGGATTTGATATGAAAAAAGCGATTGCAATTTCTAGTTTATTACTACTTTCTAGCCCCGCGGTTTTTGCAGAATTAGATATTACGGCTTCTGCACATGAACAAAAGCCAGTGGTTAATGAAGAAGGAGGTAGGCTATATTTCTCCAGTTTATTGAAAAATAACGGCGAGCAAGTTAGAAATATAAAGTATTACGATTATATTGTTTTTCCAGATGGAAAAATAATGACGCGCTCGACACCTAAATCTATCACCCTGATGCCAGATGAAAGTATTGATAAGTCAAACGGCTACATCAATGTACCTCAAGCATATGGTTTGGGTATATATAAATATGTGTTATCAGCCTTTGATGAAGATACGGGTGAGATACAAAATACTAACTTTGAGTTTGCTAAACAAAGTGCTGAACCAAAATATAGTTCGTGTAAAGAGATTCTGCATGCTGGCAAAAGTATTGGTAATGGTTTTTATCACATAGATGTTGACGGACCTGGAGGCAATGCATTCGAAATATCTGTGTATTGTGATATGACCACGAATGGTGGTGGCTGGACTTTGTTTGCCAATGATCGACTGTCACAACCTTTAAATCCAACAAATTCAGTTAAGTATGATAGTGCAGGTGTGCTTGATGACGAATATTGGTTAGCCTTAAGAACGGACGCATATTCAATCATGGTTGAAGAATACCGAGGCTTTGACTCAAAACCTAGATATCAGAGTTTCATTAGTGTCAGCAAAATCCGAAAATCGCTTGCAGATTCTCTAAAAACAGATAGTGCAACGCTCAATTTATTTGGTTCGCCTTATTCAAACAACGCAGCGTTAGTATTATCGAATAGCTCTGAAGCTGGTTCACATTCAAAAATATTTACAGGTATTGAGCCTAATATAACTTTTGACCGAGCCTATTATCCAACCTCTTCATATGCAAGAACGATAAGTTATACGCGCGTATATATTCGCTAAATTTATGTGAGAGGCTTTATTTAAGCCTCTCACTTGTCCTTGAGAAGTTAAAATAGTATCTATATCGTTTAACTTTTTACTTATCAT